TTAAATGAATATCCTACTAACTGCCTGGCAGAGCCATCCCATCATATAGCAAGGCTCTTCGTCTTTCAAGTCAATACCTAGTGATTCACAGATATGAGTGACAACATGAAACATTTCGTGTGTGGCAGTATTCACGAACTCATATTCTGATGTGGTCCTGCTAATAGCAACCACGCTCTTTCTACCTGCAAGATTGGAGTAGGTTAGACCTGTGTTCGGCATTCCTCGTAAGCAATGCTCCCTTGCGCTTTCGACTGCCTTTTCTGTGCAGCCTATCTGCACAAGGGAGTTGCATACCTCATCGGTATCTGATGATTCCAAACCGTAAAACACAAGAACTTTCCAATCGTACTTTTCTAGATATATCTCTTGACTTATCATAAAATATCATCCCATGGAATGCCGATGCCATTATGGTTGCAATCGGCATAGAATCTGTTAAAGATGAAGCCATCCTTCTGATCGGTATCATCAACCATATCTTTCACGAACAAAGCCATGTGAGCTTCGTCCTCGATGGAAGACTTATAGAAATCAGCCTTAACCATGTTTGCCACATAGACATGATCATAGCCTACATTATTTTCAAGCGTCACTCCCTGCTTGGTAAGGATGGATTCAACCTTATCCTTATCCATGTATTCAACCTCCTCATCCTTTTTGGAGACAGGGTTGTATTTTCTCATCTGACTGACTGCCCATTCGCAAGCTTTCTTGTTGAAGTGCCAGCCGTTATATCTCAGATATGCTATCATTCCTTCTGGCTTCATATCGTAAGCATCCAAAGGCATTCTACATTTTCCCATAGCTTTTTCTATTAAGGGTGGCAGGGAGAAATCCCCACCACCGAATTAAACATTAGTAACGTCCACCACCACGGCGACCATAGTAGCGTCGCTCTCCATAGCGGTCTTCGTCACGCCAATCTTCATCGTCCCACTTGTCACGATAGTCTGGCATTGGCATACGATTTCCCATACGCTCGCGCTTCAAACTATCCAAGCACTTCATAACCTTGCCACCTGCTCGAACCATTTCCTCGCAGTTGTCAACAAGCTCATCGAACTTGTTTTCCGTAATTTCTACCATATATCCCATAGCAATTACTTTTTAAAATTGTTACCGCTCAAAGCCTTAGACAGCATGGATTCAATATTGGATAGCGTTCCCTTCATGCCGCTGACCTCTGACTTGAGATTATTGATGTCTTTTTCCTGCTGCTTTTCCTTAGCAATCTGTGGGTTGATTCTAGTGAGCATTTCCTCGCAGGAGCTTATGACTCCATTGTGGTAATCTACACTTTCCACGACTCCCTTGGAATGTCGCAACATAGCATCAATCTCTGCGCACATAGCTTCTCTGCTGTCACTGACAACAACACCTTCATTGCCGAAGTTCACTATCTGTGCCGTAGATGGCAGCTTTTCGAAATTGACCTGCTGGTCTTCTACTTGTACCTTAACATCAACGGTCGTCTCCAATGTCGGAGTCTGTCCTGGCACGTAGCTAGGATATTTCTGCTGAGGATTGCTGACCGATATTACTTGACCGATTCTTAGAGTCGGCTTTTCTCCTCCCTTGTCTAAGATGTAGAAGAGAGAAGACTGTCTTAGTCCTTGAAACATTTTCTTTCTCTTTTAAAGGGGCAGACTTTTCAGTCTGTCCCATAGTTAATACTCTGTTAGCCGCCTGTAGGCTGCTGAAACCCAAGCAGTCGGATAATACCGCTCTTCTTATTGATGTATGCCAAAGCCTCCGTAGTTTCAGAAACGTTAGCTCCCGTCACTGCCTTTCCCACATGATCAACAACTGGCACCTTTGTTGTGCCGGAAGTAGTTCCACTAGTGTTGGCAGTTCCGTTGACAGTGGTTGAACCACTATTTGGAGTTACGATTGTGACAGGAAGTGCCGCGCTTTCCGCGGCAACTCCTTGATGTATCTTCAAGAGCACGATACACTCGCAAGGCAAAGCATTGTAGTAGCAAGGATTGATACCATAATCTACACTAGCGTCTGTGACCTGCTGGGCATTTGTCTTCAGCTCATAGATACCGCCTACATCAATAAGTTTGATTTGGTTTCTCTGACCGATTGGAATAAATGGATTGAATGGATATAAAGGGAACATAGTTACCTCCTTTCCTAACAACCGCATCCTACAGTTGAACGAGAAGCCGCTACATCACCTGCATAAGCTCCCATGGCGGCAGCAGTATAAACGTCCTTGTTGAATACTCCGTACTGAGGGTACTGAACACTGATGGTGTTAGGCAACTTGCACTTGATGCCAGCCACCTCTGCCTGCAGCGCAGCCAAAGCTGCATTTACTGGTGTGATGACCTGTGCCTGATAAGCCTGCAAAGCCTGTGTCTGATGCTCGTTGGAAATCTGAGCAAGCAGGGCACTGTTCTTCTCTCTCAAAGCATCGAGCTTATCCTGCATTGCCTGTGTCTGCATCTGATCCAACTTAGCCAAGACAGACTGATTGTTGGCATCTGCCTTGTCACGGAGCATCAAAGCGTTGGCGTTTGCCGTATCATTGATGGCATGTGTCTGCTGACAGATAGACAACTTGAGGTTGCCATCCATTGCAGTTATGGCGTTATTGGTCTTGCAGCAGCATTCTGCCAACTGAGTAGCGATGGCATTATTACCCTGCATGATAGCAGTCAAAATCTGATTAGCATTCATGCCCATCTGATTGCCGAGGTTGCAAATCTGCTGACCTAAGCCATTGATTGCAGCCATGACTGCGTCACTTGATGTGTTGAGGGCTGTAGCCAAGCTCTGAACATCAAAGCCGTTGCGCTGAACTGCCTGCATGATAACGGCAGTATTGGCATCATTGTTAAGCATTGGCATAACACCGCCCTGTCCGTTAGAACCCATGCAGCGATTACCTCCGAAGAGTCCCATACCATTATTGCCCATAAGGATGAACAACAAAAGGATAGCAAAGATGTCTTCACCCCAACCATTTCCGTTTCCACGGTTGTTCAAGAGTGCAATAAGACCTGGGTCAACACCCTGTCTCTGCATGAGTGCAGGAAGCATAGCCAAGATTCCATTAGAGCCTGTGCCGCTTGTGCCGCTCTCTGGATTGAACACGTAAGTTTTACTTTCCATATCCCGAATTTTTAATTTAACCTTAATATTTAACTAACACTATTTGTAACGTTACGTGTGCAAAGTTAGAAAATTGTTTTGAAATAAGCTATAAGGCTATCATAGTTTTCGTTAGTGGCTCTAAATCAGCGGTTTATGGTGATAGTAGGTAGGCTCATTTTTTATCCTCTTAGAACGGAAGAATTTACTTTGCAAACAAAAAGGGCGACCGCTCATCACGAGTAGTCGCCCTAGTTATCCAAAATAAATCTCAAAACCTTAATTAAACAACTTTTCTAGGATTCTTTCTTTTTCTTCCTTGATATATATAGTAAGTACATAACTATGAGTATAAAGCAGAACCAAAACATCTGCCCCGTTTTTAAGAATATCTTCTGCATACTTGACAGAGATTTCTCTTTTATAGAAGGAGCGTTAATCTTATAGAACTGAGAGGTACCAATCTTTGATAAGGAGTCACATCTTGCTCTGTAATATATAAAGCTATCTTTGTATGCTTTATATGTACTGATGGTATCGAGGAGCATTCTTCGTTCCTTTTCAAATAAATAGTGACTCTCGTAATGAAAACGATCTTCACCAATCTTATTCCCTTGCGCATCATATCGAGTTGCTGTGCTATCTTTTACATAGCTGCTATCTTTGGTAGCTTTTTCTGTTTCTCGCTTTTGGATATGTTGCCATTGCTCGAAGGCATAAGACAATCGGGTAGTGAAGAGGGAATCGAATTTCTTTTCACTCTGCTTGTCTGTGATGAAGGTTTGTGTAGTTACTGCTCTAGGAGTACTGCACCCTAAGACAGAAACAAGCGCAAGACCTACCACTAGGGTAATGGTTGCCCATTTCCAAAATCTTATATCATACCATTTCATCATTTATTCAATTTTAGATTACCATACGTAATGTAGCTAAGTCTGCGAAGCCATCCTTTAAGAAAATCTTTCTGGTCACCGACAGCAATTCTCTTTAGATAAGCTTTTCTATCTTTCTTGAAGGCTTCGAATAGTCTTTCTCCATTGGATTTATTAATGGCATACAGCGTCTTATTACCGATAATACCATCTGCTGTGATACCTAATACAAGTTGCAGATGTTTTACCGCTTTGCTGACTCCGCTATTATAAGCAAAGTCTACCAGCATATTGGCTACGCTCTGATCCTGTATTCTATCTGCCTTGCAAGCGTTCCAATAGTTCTGCTTGAAAACTCGATGAAAGTCTTCCTCAGTAAGGCGTTTTACGTCTTCTTCATTAAGAACACCATCACCATTCTTGTCATACCCGACTTTTCTCCAGGTAGCAAGGGTGATGCCGTATTTTGTTGGACCGCCCTTATCTTTCTTGTTATTTGTGTATTTGTCCGTTTCCCAACTGAGGATAAACGGAACAAGTTTACTAGAATCAGCCATGTTTACTTCTCCTCCTCGCTATAATCATTTCTTTAAATAATGCAGCCAAATACAATAATGCTTACTATAATAGCTGCCACCATAATAATCGCTAACATCATATCTTTTCCTCCTTTTCTGTATAATTTAGATAGTCCGACAAATATGGAATCTTCTCGATAAATTTGAAGCGCATGAGGTAGTACATAAAGCTAACAACATACCAAGGAGGGGTACCCTTCTTGAATATCTGTTTCAAGTTCTTCAGAATATTGCATCCATAGAACCACAATACTAGATACGAGATAAAGGAAACACATTGAACGGAACCTTCCATTTGTCCTTTGAATCGCCCGATTGCATATACTGCTGCACAAAGAACGAAGAACACGGTAGCGTGACCGATGCACACAACAGCTTTCTTCAACTCGAAGTTTTCTCCTTTTGCAATCATGCCACTAAGATAACCGAAAATAAAGTTGAGGGTGAAGACGATCATTAGCGAAGATAACTCTCCTTCAATCGGTTTAAGATAGGCGAGGAGTGCAAGAACTACGCCTACAACAATATCTTTAATTCTATCTGCCATACTATAGCTATTTGATGATTAAATAATAATGCTGCAAATATACAACAAAATATTTAATCATCAAATAGATTTCACGAAAAAGTGCAAAACTTTATGCACTCATATAAACGCATATATATATTTTTGAAGAAATATTGTATATAATTGTATATAATTTCCTCGAAATATTGTATTTTTAAAAGCATCGAAATTTGGAATTAAAACAAAAAATCCCCTATACCACGCCAATAGTATAGGGGAAATATCACATTCCTACTCGGAAAAGTGAAGCTCGATTAACTGCTGCAAAGGTAAGCAATGATTCCGAAACCACCAAATTTTTCATCATTAATTAGTTAGATACAGATACAATCCTTCCACGAACCACATTATCAATATCATAGTTGACATCGTTACCCAAGTAAAGAAGAACTTATCTATCGTTTTATACTTATAGGAAAGATACAAATAAGCAATGAACGTGCTGTTGATAATTACCAGTATCGCTACTATAATCAAAGTACAAAACATATAATCCATACTCATATATGCTCGCTTGACCGTGCTGCGATAGGGCTTATCCGTTATTATTTTCTCTTGCTCTTAATGAAGTGTAGTATATCCCACTTCTTAAAATATCGGGTGTGTCCTCGTTTCTTGCACTCGCCGTTCGGAATATCACCCCTAGCAACCATACGATTTAGTGTAGCATCAGAAACGTGAAGTTTCTCCTTGACTTCCTCGGTAGATAGCATCGGGTTGAGAGCATACGGCAGATAGTTCTCACAAAGGTCTTCTATCTCATCGCTGCTCATTCCGCAAGCAGTTACCTTCTCCCCTCTCTTCTCTTGCTCGTCTGCTCGAAAGCAAGAGTCAGACAACGATTTTAATAACACTCCCAAGGTGTGATAACCAAATAACTTTCCCATATCATTATAATCTAGAGATTAAACTTTGACAGCCCTTGCCTGAGAAATACTTGTCGGCAAAACCATATACATAAAATATAATGGTCATTACAAGTATTACAACATTAGCTTCCACCATTTCGTTGGTGGTAAAAACATTCCAGTATACGATATGAATAGCATTTATCCCAAATAGGTAGATTATCATCGGAATACGCCATCTGTAGCAGAGCCAAAAGAATCTGCTCGCAAGTATAAGCACAAGCGGATGGATGTAAACGGAAAAATAGATAAATGCTGCCGATACCCAATTCTCCTTAAACCATACGCACATTTCTTTTTCATGAGACGCAAATGTTACCATGCATGCAATATGAAAAAGCATGATAAACAGAGGCATCACTTCACAATAATACTTAAACCAAGTGAGTAGCTTTATGCTGTAGCCTCTACCTGCAAGGATAATGACGTTTATAATTTCGCTAACGTCCATGTCCTTAAACATTACTCTTGACAACTGTACAACACCGACTGATTGAACTAACCGATGGACTTCGTCTTTTTGTTCTTCTGTCATTGAAATACCTCCTTTTGTCTATAGTTAATTGTTCATAATTCGTTGATTTAAAATTAAATGATGGTGCAAAGATACAGTTTTTTGTACAAAATTAATGGAAATGAGAATGTTTTTGTGTTAAATTTCATAAAAAGTAACAATCTGAAAGTAGACGGCTACAAAAATAGCGTTAGAACGGCTTTCTTGCCAAATTCTAACGCTATTTCTATATCTACTTATCAGTGTTTATCCTATCACAACATCAAGGGTCTCCATATCAGCGAACTTCAAGCCGCAATCTTTCGCTGCCTTGAACAACTCCTTCTCGTCAACTGCCTCGATGGCTACCTCTACCTCCTTGTCGGCAAGTTCCTTGAAATACTTCTCGGTCTTCTGCTTCTGATTGAAGAAGTACTCATTGACCTCAGCGAACTTAGCTGAATCGTCCTTGGTGTATTCGTAGCCCTCATCGGCGTGCTTCTGCTCCAACTGCTGACACTCCTGGAGCTTGCACTGCATCTCCTCGAACTTATCGTCCTTCAAACTCTGCTGCGCTTCCTCAACATCCTTGTCGTAGGTATCGGCTACTTGGCGCAGTGCCTTCATATTCTTCCAAACTCGCATGGCGGCATCATCACTCATTGATGATGTCTTCAATGCCTTCAATGTTCTGTAGGCTGCAACAGCCTCGATTGTCTTAATCTTTTTCATAATTGTTTCTTTATTTTTATGTTATACAATATTCTTCGTCAGATTGCCATAGCAGAATAGCTTTCCTATTAACAGTGCAAAGTTAAGAAAATAATTCCGAATAGCAATGCAGGGGGAGCAAAATTTACGAATTTAAAAAATCAGCTTCCCCTCGTTGGGTAATCACTAGGTCGCAACGTGTCTGCTTTCTCGGTGAGAACGTAAACCACAAATACGTTTCTAGCACATTTGTTATATTAAGAACATCTACATTTTAATGCATAATATAACTACCTCCTGGAGGAACTTGTTTCCATCCACCATCTATATTAATTTCAAAAGATAATTGACACATTTGTCCATAATAACCTCCATCATAAATATTATCAAATCTTATATATACTTCAATATAATCTGTTCTATCACCTTCAGGAATAGTTACAGAGCCTGTACCTTGACCAGAGCTATTAGATACATAACCTCTTCCGTATGTTGTCTTATTATTACCATAAGTACAAACACTTCTAAACATACCATCAGTAACTGTTAATGCAACATCAGGAAGTTTATATATTTTAGCTTTACAAATACAACTAGCACCAACTAATTCTCTCAACGAAGAGAAATCAACAAAACCACTAGAACCACTTTTAATACTTTCCATATTAATTTGTCTAGGATAATATTTAAAACTAATAGCACCTGGAAGAGATATGAAAATTATTTTTGTATCATCATATAAAGTTGCATTACGAGTGTATGCTAAAAAAGGTACAATAGTAATAACCTTATCTCCACTACCTATATCAAAAGTTATTTCTCTACCAGCATATATATAATCTGTTGGTTTTTTGCAATTACCAACATAATAATTTTTATAAATCTTATCAGTAGTATTATATGGTGAATCATAACGAATTTGAATCCAAAAAGACCAAGCTAAAGATAAATCAGGTATTATATCATCCATAGTAAGATTTGTGTTATTATCCACATTTGTATTCATATATAATACACAATTAAATTTAAGAGTTGAAGAATAATAAACTTCAACGGTATTATATTGAGGAAGAGAAGTCAGACATCTATTGTCTTTTGCTTTACTATTATAGTTTCTAAAATCACTTAATCTATAAGGAGAATTAGCACCACCTTTTGGAAAATGTTTTCCTGATACCATTGTAGTTGTATCAGCACTAATACCACCATTTTTTCCATATATATTATCTACATAAAGGTTGTAACAACCATTAATTGCAAAACCTTCTCCTCCATAATTATTACGTAAGTTCTTATAAGTATCCATAGGTATATTCATACCACAACGAACAACACAAGTAAATTTACTATATGAAGATGTTGCTTTTTCATCAGAATCTTCTCTAATAGGATATTCTTTAAATTCACCTTTACAACTAATAGGTTTATACTTACTCCATATATTTATATTTTCACTCTTACAAAGAGTAGCAAGGTCATTGCTACTCTCTCCAAGAGCTCGTTTAACATCATCAATGCTAACAGGAGCACTAATAATTCCACTATCACTATTGTAAGACATAATCTTTATTTTTTAAATATTCAACTTCAGTTTCTAATTCTGTTACAACTTCTTTAGTAACAACTCGCTCTACTGTTACATTACTTAAAACACTAGGCAAGGCAGCTCTATAAGAGCCACCCTGCGTTAATACTTACTCTGCTGCCTCGCTTGCCATATTAGCGGCGATAGCGGAATTAACCTCCTTAATCAATGCTGATACCTCACTGAGCTTGCTCTGCGGAACACCGCTGATGTTGTAGGTCAGCTCGCTGCCGTTGGAGCTTGCGTTCGCATTGCCGAGATAATTACCATTTGGGTCACCATAGATACTCATATTGATGCTCTCAATGTTACCACCCGTCTTGTCAACATTGTAGGTGATTTCTACTTGATAGCCGCCCTTGGTATAAGTGGCAGTTGTCTGTTCACTCTTCTTGTTAATCTTTAAATTCTCCATTTTCTAATCTAATTTAATGAATTAATATTCTTGTTATCTAATCTCTTCTTGTTGCAGTCTTCCTTATCTCCACTCAATCGCTGAACCTCTGATTCGAGGAAGACCACCCGAGCCTTCAACCTGCTGACCTCATCGCCCACCTGCTCGATAGCACCGAATGCCGTTGCAATCAGCTTCGGAGACCAGTAGTTAATCTTGTAGTAGCCCTTCTCGTCCGTCTCCACGATGTCATTTAAGTGAGGGTTGCACAAGACGTGCTGAGCAATCCAACCGATAGACCTTGTGTTGTCCTTCTTCCAAGCAAAGCCGAATGTGCCACCCATTGCCTTGATGATACCCAAGTAATCCAGCTTCCGCAAATCCTGTTTCAAGCGGATGTCAGAAGATTGATAAGCTGTAACTCCACCTTTAGCAAGAATGCTATTAGGGAAGTAAGTATTCATATTATAATCAAAGTTATATATATGACCTGTATGTCCCATAAATCTATCAGTAGGAAATGAATATTTAGTAAAAGAAAATATTCGTATTTTATTTATTGAAGCATTACGTAATTCTGTAGTATTTTGGTCATGTTTAAACTTAAATCTAATATATCTTCTATCATTAGTTCCTAAACCATAACCTGTATTACCTTTAGATAGATTTATATAATTAACTTGATTCCATCCTTTCATATGTTTAGTAAAAGTTTCAACTACAGCACCACTATTGTTTAGTATTTCTACAGTACAAATAGTATCAATACCTTTCGATATATCAACACTAGCAAAATAAGCTTGAGTATAACAACTAGCAGAAATATAAAATGAAACTATCAATTCGTTCTTTTTTACTTGAGCTAATTTCTCAGCATCATTATTACCAGTGATAACATTATAACCTAAGTAAACTTGAGTTAAACCTGCATTACTAGCATATAGATTAAATTTAGCATCATTATTCATAGAATAATTAGTCCAACTATTACCGCTATCGTTAGAATATTGTACAGTTACTTGATTAACTTGTATACTATCAGTAATAGCAGTAATTCCAGAACATAAAGCATCAGCTGAAACATAACAATTAGTTCCTTTATTGTTAACTTCATAATTTGTAGGTAATATACCTTTATTATTTATTAAACCGTTAACTGATAAATTACCATTAATACGAGCATCACTATTAATAGTAATATTACCGCAACTAATAGAATTATTTACATTAAGACCCTTAAAAATAGCACCACCCCCTTGATCTATACGCCAATTATTACTACTTTCTTGACTACACATATCTTGAACTTTAACCCAACCACTATTATTACTATTACCTAGGAACAAATCTCCACCAGCATTTCCAATTCTAGCTCCACTATCAGGAGTTATAGTTGTAATACCTGGAAATTTAAGTGTACCATTACTTCTTTTATTAGAATGATAATTAAATACAGTTCCATCGGCTATACCTAAATATATAGCATTAGCAACAGTATCATATTTAAGACCAGCCCAATCACTATACTCCCAGTTGACTGCTCCAAAACGAATAGCAGCACCAGTATTAAATACTACTTGGTCTTTTATAGCTGATATACGAGCATTAGCATTTACATTATTATTTAATATTATAGCTCCGTTTTCAGAATCACCATTATTTATATAAATAGTTCCATTAACGTTACCAGTACCATCAAAACTTTGACCCCAAATAGTTCTAGGAGTTTGAAGTTTGGTTGCAGAAGCTACATTGTTAGAAATTAACGCCAATGTACCAGAGTCCGACGGTAAATTAACTGAATTTCCATAATTACCAGTAGTTAGTAATCTAGTAGAAAAATCATGTTTACCACTATTATCATTATGAAAATCAATATATTTACCTACTTCCATTACTCCATCGCTTTCTATAGTAGGTATATGTCCATAGGGTGCAACATTACTACCATTAGCATGATAACCATCGAGAGTGTCTGCATTTCCTGCACTACTAGCATAACCATTATGCAAAGCATTATATAAACTATTTGCACCTTTTTGACTAAGACTTGTACCAGTAGAAGTTCCACTATAACTATCAGTAATTCCTCTCCAAGTATTTTGCCAAGTAGTAGAAACGCCATTGATATTAATAGTTTGACCACTTACTGAACCAGTAACAAAGTTTTTGTCATTAGTAAGTTGACTAAGTTTAGTAAGATTACCTTTATGATAAACTTCATATTCAGCATCATATTTACTAGTAGTTCTAACTACATTATTGCTAAAATATAATACTCCATTTGCTGCACGAATACCATCATAGTTACCATTACTTCTACAAAAAAGAATAGCTTCTATAGGGGAATCAGATAAATCTTGAGTATAAACGCTATTAACTCCAATAATATCAGAATTTCGCATATTTATACCATAAGCATTATTAATATAATATCTATTATTAGCCATGTTAAGAATACTAACATCTTGATGAGTAGTAAGATAACCTTGACTTTTAACCCAAGATTGCGTAGCATACCCATTAAGAGATTGATGACTAGTAAGATAAGTTCCTAAATCTACAGCAGTTCCACCAGTAGCTGCAATAGTTTTAGTAACACCGTTAATCTTTACACTATGAGTATGACTAGTTGCCGACTTACCACTAAGAAGTGAATCTACACTACTTTTGGTATAATAGTTAGCAAGACTTTGGTGACTAGTCAAGAAAGTAGCACCTTTAGTAAATGTAATACCCTTTCCGCTTTTTGATACAGACGTGATAGCATTCCCACTTCCACTTACAGATATTGCATTAACGTAACCATCAAGTGACTGATGACTAGTTAAGAACGTACTACCTTTAACTACGCTGATAGTAGTACCATTCTTGGTGACAGACGTAACCGCATTACCGCTACCGCTGACAGAAATAGCAGTAGCACTACCACCTTCCAAGCTGGAGATACGAGAATCAAGAGCCTTGATGGAGTAGGCAGAGGCAATCTCACTCAGCGATTCTGATGTAAGCTTCAAGGCATTTGAATAACTCTTCACACTGCCGTTCAAGCCGCCACCACCGGATGATGATGTCCCAACACCATAGGCAGAAACACCACCACTAGTATAGAGGTTTGCCACCTCGCTAGTCGTAGTGTTCGTAATCTTCAACGCCTTATTGGTTGCATCATACTCCATCTTTATGTTGCCGATGGAGATATACTTTCCGCTAGGCACTATAATGCTTCCATTAATATCAGAAGTGCCATTGAATGAATTACCCCAAAGACTGCGGGCTGTTTGCAATTTCGTAGCAGAATATACATTATCTGTAGTCAAAGCTAATGTACCACTTCCTGATGGAAGATTAACAACATTACTATGATTGCCAGTACACATAAGAGCCGTTGAGTAATCTGACCCCGTAGAGTTATCATAATGAAACTCTAAATGTTTTCCTATATCCATATATCCACCAGCAGCAGTAATAACTGGAATAGTACCCCAAGGCTTATTATTTCCCATAGTGGCATAATAACCATCTACCGTTTCAGCATTTCCTGCACTTGTGGCATAAGCACAGCTTCCACTAGAGGTGATATAACCTGCTCCGTTTGCAAGCTGGTTATTATCCGTTGGAATCTGGTCTTCGTATGCGAGCCATTTGATTTTAGACCACTTGCTAGAGTTTCTTCCTACTATTCCAACTTTCGATAGGTCGTATGAACTTAGCAGAAATTGTCCATAAGTCACTCCATCATAAGAACCGCTTATCTTTATCACAGAATAAGAAGTCGAATCAAAATACGTTGCAGCATCATTCGACCAATTACTGATGATAGAAGCACTGACACCGACATTCGCACCGATTCCGTTTGGATAATTTTCAAAGAACTTAACCAAGCTGTCCTTATAGGCTTTGACGGTGTTGTTTGCAGGAGTAGGAAAGGCATTTCTACGTATGAAAGACGAACCGCCGCTAGAGGTGATGTAGCCTTTGGCATTCACCCAATCTTGCGTTGCGTAACCTGCTAAACTTTGGTGGCTGGTGAGGAACGTTGCACCTTTAACGATACTGATAACAGTACCATTCTTGGTAACAGACGTAACCGCATTGCCGCTGCCCGATACGGATATTGATGTAGCACTTCCACCCTCTAGTGATGTGATTCTAGTAGAGAGCTGCTTAATTGAGTAAGCAGAAGCTATCTCACTCAGCGATTCTGACGTAAGATTCAAGGAATCTGCATAGCTCTTCACACTGCCTTTCAAGCCACCACCGCCCGTGGTAGATGCTCCTGCTCCGTATGCCGTGATACCGCCTGTGGCATAGAGATTTCCATCCACTTTGATAGCCTTGTTGGTCGCATCATAGGTGATTTTGATACCGTGGAAAGTGATAGCACCCTCAAAGGTAGCATCGCCCGATACACCAAGTTTGGAAAATGGTGCGTTTGGCTTCAAAGACACAAGGTCGGCAACGCTCGTTCCTGCACTTCCTGCCTTCCAAGTCGGCTCGAAGAAGGTGAGGTATGCGCCAAGATTCTTCTCGCTGATGATGAAAGAGGTAGGGTCAGCGTGAACCCTACCATCAGTTTCCCACCAGATTGCACCACCTGCCACGTAGCCAGAACCATCGAAGCGGAAGATGGTGTTGGCAGGAGTCTTAGAGCCATCGTTGTAGTCCTTATCGACCATTTCACCACCGAACCAAGCGGCGACACCACCTCCCTTTGCAGACTTCTCCGTTATACCATTGATACCTGCCGTAGTGTTTCCGTCCGTGTCTCGCAAACCGATGAGTGATGTAAGAACCAGACCTCCGTTAATTTCAGTATCGGGAGCATCCATCAGAGCCTTCTTTAAGTAAGCAAGGCTGGTTACGTCACCGATTACTACACCGAGGTCGGAATATATCTTGCTAGTGATATAGGCGTTCGCCAAACCCAATTTGTCATAGAAGGCAGAATATGCGCTTTGGAAGTTGGTAAACTTCGTTCCGACAGCAGATACGATGGTAGCCTTTTTCTCAGTATTAGCCGCATTGTATCTTGCTGATATATCTGAGAGATACGTAACGAGTTCCGTCTTGGCTGTAGTGAGTGTATCGAAAGCGGTTTTGAGGTCAATGAGTTCATTAGTGTTTGCCAACACCTCTGCTTCCTTCACCTCATTGTACGACTTCTGTGCTGCCGCAAAATCATCCTCAAGTCGCTTAGAATCCTGCGCCATTGCCGCAATCTCGGAAGGCTCTAGGTAGCCATTGGTAACATAATTATCAAATTCCTTCTTATTACCAGTAACCGTCTTTCCGAGGTTCGTAATGTCCGTCTGTGCGTTTTGTGCCGCCTTCTGAGCATCTTCTGCTGCCTTTTTGGCTGCGTTGGCAACGGTATCATCGGTGTTCTCCTTGATATACTGAGACAATTCCTTGCCATCCACAGTGGATTTAGCGGAAATCTTACCCTTAACAGACACTTGCTTAGTACTGCTATCATATCTGATATAAGAGCTGCCCTCATAGCCATTCTCCTTTGTAGGTCTATCACCTACATACATATCACCATAGACGTGGAAGAAAGCCTTGTTAGTCTGCTTATTCACACCATATTCCACATACTCCCTATTGGCAAAGGAATAGCTGTTGATGCCGTGATAGAGGCTGATGGATGGCGAATAGGTATCTACCGCCGAGAAGATAAGGCAGTTCTGACGTTCTACATCGGTTCTGTTACCGCACTGGTTGAGCACATCACCTTTCGCAGGAACATCGCTTGCCGTAGCGCAATCGGTATCAGAGAGGTCGATGTAATGATATTTCTTTCCTTCCAACTCTACAGGGTCTTCATCACGACCGATTACCAATCGCCAATAGAAGTGATTGCCAGCCTTGTGATAAGTGCCCTTGCGAACATTGAATGATTCTGAGCGCACTTGGTCGTTAACCGCGAAGTCGTTATCTACCTCATCACCATCCTGCTCTGCTAAGAAATAGCAACGATAAGCCTTCTGTGACACATTATTGTATGTCACAGTAACCTCTTCTACCTTATGAGCCACCACGCCACCAGCAGGAGAGATTATCTCCTTACCACCGATGGTGGATGTTTTATTGATAACCAGCTCCTCGAAGATAGCCTTCATTCTCACCTCCAGGTAATCTGTGATGAGATGCGAACGACCTTCTGCATCGGGAGTCCATGAACCACCGTTCTCATTGTTGGGGTTACCGACAAGCAATCCACTTAAAAGCTTCTGAATCTTCTCCCAAGTGATTGTGCCCTTTGCTGAGTTATCCTGCAGCCTAGATATAAACTCCATCCTAGAACGTCTAGCAGAATAAACGTTGCTATCTGATGCAGGCGTAGAATCATTCAGCCCAATTACATAGACACCACCATTACCGCTTCCTGTGCCGCCTATCTGCATTCCATTCACCTTGATGGAATCAACCTTGTCTTCCAACTTACCCAACCGGCTTGTTGCAGCCTTTTCTCCTACAGTGTACTGAGGGTGGTCGTAAGGGATATCCAAAGGTATCTCCATTCCGATGATACGAGAGTTTCGGTAGTGCTTGCCATCCGCGTCCACCTGCGCAAACATATCATTAATCAGCTTTACCTGCTCACCGAGAGGATGGTAATCGTATGTTCCATCATTGTAGAACTTATCGCCATCCATCGTGCAGGTGAAGTTTGAGTTGCTGATCATGGTTTTCTGATAGTACTGCTTCGCTCTATCGAACAGAGATAACTGGGCAGTAGGGATGAGGTCCGTATCTGTAATTTTGGTTGCGTCCCAGTTGAACAGAAAGTACTTATCACCAACCTTTGGGCACATAACGCCATCGGGAAGAGTTCTTCCGTAGGTGTCGTTTGCCACAATCTCGAAGTAGTTAACCTTGTCGATAACCTTGAAGCTGACATCGAACTCCATACCCATGAGAGCACCGCTAGTGAACTTGATGCCTAAAGTGAGGTTACTCTTTATCCAACTCTCCTTGAAGTTATTAGTGAAAGAGTCTGTAGAAGTGACCTGCCAAAATGTCTGTGTAGTCTTCGTTCCGTCTTCGTTATCAACGGTGCTATCATAGGTCTTGATACTGCTGACCCTGCATTCAACCTTCGGATATTCTTCATCGAACATAACGACACCTTCGATAGCCTGCTTGTCATTCTTCACGACATTCACGTTCTCCAGATAGCCATCCTTGGCGTAGAAACCATCACTATCTACTTCCTTGTTAGGGAGCATGAGGTAATCGGTAGCAACACCATCGGTGGTGACGTCCGCATCGGCACCAGTGAAATATCCTTTCGGAATATTTCTGTCTGAGCCGAATGCGTACAGTCTCGTAATATAAGTTGACTTAGATTCCGAATAGGACATAGACAGAACATTAACATCCTGTTCGAATGTTGTCTGTCCTTCCATTTCGCAATATCCAAGGTATATGATAGAACCATCTATCCACCACTCGCAGTTGAGTGCGTCTTCGGAACAGATGGCGTTGAGAGCATCGAGAATACTGATGGAGCCGTACTCGATCAAGAATCTCTTCTGAACATCGAAAGCCTTGTTGTTGTACGTAGTGTAGTCAACAGAGAACTCCTTGCCATTGTACGTAAGACCTAGCGCCTTTAGGTTGCCTAGTATAACGTTCATGTGTACGCCTACCGTTGTGGTGAGGCTGAAGGAGGTCTCGTTGGCTCCGTGCTGAGGGCGATACTTGCAAAGCTTATTCTTCCAAGACATATAGTAGGCATCCATCTGCATTTCGTAGTCGTAGCCATCACTATCATTGTGCTTAGGGAAGTATGATGATGTAAGCTCAAAGTAACCGAAGTCGGGAATCTCCACGGAGTCCCCAATCTCGAAATAGATAGGAGTAGCCGTAGTGAACTTCAAGATGATGTAGTGGTGGTCCATAAGCTGATATGACAGCTTAGAACCCTCGCCGAAGTCCTCTAATGTGAAGAATACCTTATTATTTCTTTTAATCTGAATCATTAGCTTGTATATTTACTTGTTTCACCTCTGTCACTAGGGTCTGGCTCGTTGAGCTTTAGGCTAAACTTTGCCATTTCCCGAATAAACTGACTAAACTGAGTGCAGGAGAGATAGATACACCGATACCACACATTAGGCTGGAATCGGGTGCGGATAACCAACTCCCCCTTGGCAAGAACCTCCTCGCAGAACCTAGCATAGTTCGTCATGAACGTATCTGAGTCCTTGGCGGTCATATTGAATGCCAGCGTTATCTCCCTCTCATCCAATCTAGGATTGTGCTTGATAACCGACTTGCCGTCCTTTGAGCGATACTTGTTGCTGATGAACTCCTTGTTTGGTGCAGGGGTCATGAGCGTACTGAGGGCGGTTTCATCTAAGAAGATGCCCCACGTAAGATAGGCATCCTTGCCATTGATATAAAGTTGACCTTTAAGCATAACTATTTAATCATCAAATAACCTCATAGGCTTCGCTGTGAGCCGCTTTTGCTATTGTTGAGTATAGTTGTAAGGGCTGACAAGCGAAAAGCCTATAGAGGTCAAATATCCTTTAATCTTCTGTTCATGTCATCCAGCTTGGCTCCGAAGTCATTATAGGTGAGCTTTGAATACTTCACGATGTCTTCGAGGTAGCTGTTTGTCATAATCATCATGTTTCTTATCTCCAATACTGCACCATTGGTTGAGATACCGAGTGTAACGATGCTCTCCATCTGTGATATGGTGGTAGTCATGTTCTGAGCGATGGACTCTCCTGCAATCTGTAGAGCGGTGAAGCGACCATTCAGCTCGTCTGCGGTATCTTGCCCCATAGATGCCCATCCTCCGCTTGTTGCGGTCTGTGATGAGGATGAAGAACCAGTGTAGCCTGTCACTTTTGCCCACTCGTCACGTCTCTTCAAGCCTTCCTGGACAATATCATCGTAACGCTTATAGAAAGCATCTACATCTTCTTTGGTTAGCTTTCCGTTTTTATCCTTCATAGCCTTTGCCCAATCATCGTAGAGTTTCTTCAAGTCTCCATTGATAAGGTCTTCCATACTGAAAGAGAGAAGGGATTTCTGCATCTTTTCTGCGAAATCATCTGCCACTTCGCTAGCAAAGTCGCTACCATCCTTCTTCATGTCCATAAGGTCCGTCAAAAAGCTATCTCTCATTCCACTGAAGGAAATCTGAGTAAGGTTCTCCTTGAACTGCTCTGACAACTCTTCCAGCTTGCCTGCTTGGTCTATGTAGTCATTCAACTTCTCCGTCAGACGCCCACCATAGTTACCCTTTCCTGTGTTCTCGATATGCTCCCAAATGGAAACGTTGCCACGGAGGAGCTTCATTTCCTCTGGGCTGAGGGAGAAGAGGTCGCCATTGAAATCCGATTTGACGTTCTTCTTGATCCAATCCATCTCGTCACTACCGAAGCCACCCCAATAAGCGTTCCATGAGTGGTGCGAACCGTGATAGCTTGCCTGTGCCTTTGCGATGTCGAGGTAGTTCTGATTGGTCTCCTGCTGATTCTTGTAGGCTTGCTCGTAGTATGAGGTTGCCTTGGAGCCAAAGGAGTTTTCCATTGCGTCAGTCAAATCCTCGATGGATTGCTGCAAGAGGGTGTTTCTGTCCGTCAGTCTTTCGATTGTATCATTGACCTTCTTTGCATTTCCATCTCCACCGAACAGACTATTGAAACCACCGAATGAAAGCGTGTTGAGGATATGAGAAACGTTGTTCCCGATACTCTTCAATGGTTTCATAACGATGTCACCCGATAAAGCATCATCGAGGATGCCCGTTACTGCGCCAAAGACCGTGTCCATGAGGTTACTGATGAGTGTTCCGAAGCCATCTTTCAGAATGTCGAGGATGCCGAGTATTGCGGAGATTATTTCACCTGCCATACCGCTATCCCCTAAAGCTTTCGTCAGAGATTTGGCTGCATCACTATCTTTACCGAGCAACCCTTGGATGCCCTTTGCAAGCGTGTTGGCAACGTCCTTCTGCATGTTGCCGCCGAAAAGCTTGTCAAGTCCTAGAATGGAGTTTCCTATGCCTTTGAGTGACCCCGATGTAAGACCCTGCAAACCATTTTCAAGCTGCTGAAACTGAGAAACTGCCTTCTGTGCAGATGTCTGTAAGTCTGATGATGCCTTCTGAACTGATGAACCGAACTCCAAAACATTGTTAGATGCGGTATCGAGTACGCCCTGCGCTCTAGAGAGGTTGGCTTCAGCCTTGCTGATACTTGTCTTGTCACCGCTCTTCTTAGCCTTGGCGAGGTCTTCCTGTGCCTTGGTGACAGCTTTCGTGGCTTCTGCCTCTCGCTCCTGTGCATCAATATAGCCCTGCATGGCTGACTGATAGGAGTTGATGTCGTCAGAGACTTTCTTAAAGATGTCACTATTCCAGATGGTGGCAGAGCCTTGTAACTTGGAGATAAGCTCCTGTATGGTCTTCTGCTCATTAACATCTGTGGTGCTCTTGGAGAGTTCTTGCAGCTTCTCAATGGTAGGCTCCAGTTGGTCCTTGAACATAGCGCCGAAGTCTCCGAAGACGCTTCCCCAATCGATGTTCTGTCTGATGGCATTTATCTCGATGGTTTGGAGGTCCTTCTTTCTCTGCTGCTGAAGAGAGAGCTTTTCACCCTGTGTCTGAGCCTTGGCAATCTTCTCTTCGTACTCCTCGGCAATGGCTTGCTTCTGCTGATAGAGAGAACCATACTCCTTCAAGTAGTCGCGCATAGAGGTGAGGGCTTCCCTGTTGACCTCATCAAGCTTCTTGTTGTACTCTTGGGTAGCGAGGTCTCTAGCCTTATTGAGGGCATTGGACTGAGCAGAGGTAAGGGTTACTTTCTTGCCAGCTTCCTTGTTTTTCTTCTTGAACTCTGCTTCCTGCTTGTCAATCTCGGCTTTGCGCTTGGCATAGTCGTTCTTGATTTGAGCAAGCTTCTTCTCCGTGCCTTCCTGCATGAGGGAGATAGTTTCATCTGTATTTTTCTGCTGCAAAGCCTTCAAGCGGTTGTTTAAATCCTCCTGGACTTTGATAGCTTTGTTTCCTTCCTTGATGCGAGTCTTACGTGCCGTTGCTGCTGCCTTCGCTACCTTACCACTTACATCACCACCTAGTTTCGAGTAGGCATCCTTGGCTGCTTTCAAGTCTTGTGTGGCGGTTTCGTATTGAGAAGCGGTGTATTTGCTCTTATTTTTCTCCATAGCAGCAACCTTCTTCCTGGCTGCATTGTATTCGCGCTGCGCCTTGTTGTAAGCTTGCTGATAGGTTTCCGTAGAACCATTGTTAGCCAACGCTTGTGCCTTCTTTTTGGCTTGGTTGAGGGATTGTTTGGCTGTGTTCCATTGAGCTTTGAAAATCAAAGGAATGGTCGTAGCGCCAGTGACCGCCCAATTACGCTTCATCGTTAAGAGGTTGTTCAGAACCTTTGTTTTCTCAGACTCCTGCATACGGAGATTCAGATCAGCAGGATTCTTCTTGATGTCTTCTCGAAGACCTGCTATCTCTTTCTGAGCCTTATTGATGAACGCATCCAATCTACTCTCACCTGTGGCGTAGTTGATGGTTTCGTTGGCAGCTTGCCAATCGTTAGCCAGATTGATTGCTTCGTCATAGAAGTCAAAGATTTCTTGACGTACACTTTTGTTCTCCTGTGCTTCTTGCAAGCGAACTTCGATAGGCTTTGCATTCTCGGCTGCTTGGTCTCGAAGTTGGATGATGTTGGAAAGCTTTTCTTCTGCTTGGTCAAGGTCTTCTTGTGCCTGTTGCAACTGACCACCTAGCAATGATGCTTGTCTTCCTCCGTTGTATGCCGCATCATCATGTAGTTGCTTGTTGAGACTTTCAACCTCTTGGCGGAACTTCTCTACTTCCTCAACTGCCTTATCGTACTTCAACTCATCCATGCTCTCGGCAACTTCCTTCTGCGTCTTAGCAAAATCGGCAGATGCTAGTTGAGCTTGTGAGTATTGCTCTGTTAACTGAGGTGCGAGGTTGGAGAGTTTTTGGTAAGCTTCTGCCTTCTCATATTCTGTAGCTGTCTCAGACTGAATAGTTCTGATAAGGCTTTCGATATTTTGCTGACGTTCCTTGACCTTGTTGTCAAACTCATCCCATGCTTCATTGGATTTCCTTACTGCCGTTTCATGTGCTGTTTCTGCGGTAGCAAGCTTATATACGGCATAGGTTACTGCTGCGATGGTGGCAGCTATCCAAAAAAGAGGACTTGAGAACATAGAAGCATTCCATGCATCCTGTGCCCTTTTGCAGAGGATGGTGACCTGTGCCCATATTCCTTTGGCTGCGGTGTCTCTAGCGGTAGCTGCGGTATTCAAGCCTTGGGATGCGGTGTTAGCCGTATTAGCTGCCGTATTTGCTTCTGTGGCTGCGGTTGCAGCGGTTTCTCTAGCCGTATGGAGTTGCTTTGCGATGTTGTTCCTTTCGTTAACGGCAGTGTTGAGTTTGATTTCTGCTGTCTCTACCTTCTGTCCGTCTGTATAGGATTGCAGGGCATCGTAAGCATCTTGGAGTGATTGAACTTCATTATCCTGCATTGCAAGTTTGTTCTCCAATGCCTTCACTTCCTCTGCGGCTGCGGTGGCTGCGTCTGCCTTTGCTTTTGCCTGCGCCTGTAGTTCGGCAACGTAAGCCGCGACCTCTTCACGTTTAGATGCTACCAGCTCTGCCTGTGCTGCTGATAATTGACCTTTGGCTACTGCTTCTTCAAGGTCTGTCTTCTTTGCTTCTTCCTTCATAGGGAGCAAAGATTCAAGAGCTGACAACTCGGCTGCATATCCTGCATTTGTTGTTGCTGTGTCAAAGGCTGCTATACTAACTGCCATTGCCTTATAAAGACCGATGGCAGATGCGGCTGCAAGGATAACCTCACCTATCTCCTTCCAATGGTCGATAACCTTAGATGTGATATCCAAAGCATCATTCATCAAGCCTTCGGTCTGTGTGCCGAGGTCATTGATAGCCATTTCGATGGTGTCTTGGATATTGCTTATCTGACCCGTAATAGAGTGAGATTGCTTTTCCATCAATCCACCGAACTTGCCGCCTTCATTGGTAAGACTTTCGATAGCCTTCTTGACTTCGGGGAAACCGACCTTACCTGCTGTCACCAATTCCGAAACCTTATCCTTGGTAACTCCGAACTGCTTGGCGAGCTCTTCTGTCAAAGGAATACCTCGACCTGTAAATTGCATCAAGTCTCTTGTGAACAATCGACCTTGCACCATCGTGGTACCATAGAGCCAAGTGAGGTCTTGAAGGTTCAATCCCAATGCTGCTGATACGTCACCGAGCCTTCTCATGGTATCGGTAACCTCGTTGGCTGCAAATCCGTATGCAAGGAGCTGCTTTGCGCCATTTACCACACCCTTCATATCAAAAGGTGTAGTAGCAGCAAGGTTAGCGAGGTCCGAAATCATTCCCTTTGCCTTCTGTCCGCTACCGAGCATGGTTTCAAAGGCAATCTCAAACTGCTGAAACTCTCCTCGGACAGTACCCAGTGTGCTGATGATTTCCTTTGCCGTAAAGCCAGCGAAAGCCACCGATGCAACAGACTTGATGCGATTGAAAACGTTCTCAATGCTCTGCCCCTGCTGCTCGACTGCTCTTGCTGTCTGTGATACTCCATCCTGTACCCCTCGAAAGGCTTTCAGTACGGATGAATTATCACCTGTTATGTCAAACTTGATACTTGCCATTTTTTTATTCTGTCAATTACGTAAAGGTGCACCTCCTAACCCAAACCTTTATTCTTTGCTTTGTTCCTGTTAGTGTTGGAGGTTAAATTGGATTCTCTTCGCTCTGTCTGATCAGCTCCATGATGTCCTCTTTGTTATCTCCGCTGAAGACCTTTTCTGTTGCTGATGGAATGTGAGCCTTCTTTCTTTCCTCATCGGATAGATAGATGGAAGTTATCTTATCCTTCATCATAAGCGTGAGGTTGTTGTATGAGATTTCCCACAGAACATAGTCTAGGGTCCACTTGTATCTATCGCAAGCTGCGTCTATGAGAGAGCCCCAAATGGTTCTGCCACCAAAGATATACTGATTACTGGAGTCTTTGGCTTGGTTTATCTTCTCCATACGCTCTGCTTCCTTGTCTATCCCACATTCCGTGATGATGTCGTGAAGCTTGTTGTCTGAGAGTATGGTGATGAGAAGGGTTGCTATGTCATCGTTATCACAGAACTTGAAGATGATGTTTTCTCTTGCCTTTAATATGCGTGAACTGAGCATATCGGATTTCTTCTGAAGGGTGTGGTAGGCTATTAGCTTACAACAGAGACTTCGATTCTCCTCTACTACACGGAGTGCTTCAATGAGGGGGTTCAGCTTTAAGTTATCATCTTTGATGCCTAGCTGCTTAATCAATGGAGCAGTCAAATACATCTTGCCTAAAGTCTGAGGGTAGATAAACAAATGTCTTCTACCTACCTGTATGCCTAGAGGTGTATCTGTTAACACCATGGCTATCTTAGCGCCAATTTCGATGTCATTCTTCATAAGCCAATATAATTTGTTAGCACCCAAGACAGGACTCGAACCTGCGTCTTTCAACCAGCTTTTTAAAGACCAACTGGATTTCATGTGACGGACTTTGGTCTCGCTCTAACCAACTGAGCTACTTGGGTAGGTTGCCGACTGATAACCCTCAATCGGCAGAAGGGTGAAAAGAAATCATTAAACGTCGCCTTCGACCTGTCCGTTTGTTGGAACGGTTACTTCCGTTTCTGTGTCTGTAGCGCCTGCAGGATGCTTGAATGTAAGAACGTATTCGTCTGTCTTTCCTTTAGCCTTCTTGGCTGTGATGATGCGCCAACGGAACTGACAATATACGGTCTCACCCTTCTTGTTGGTGGTCTTTGCTACTTCGTCACCCTCTGGCACAAGAGCCTTGTGGGTGTACTGCATCAAAGCACCATCCGCTGAAGAATATGACTCCTCCACGCTTACGGTTGATTTGCCGATATAGCAGCCAGGGTTCTCTGCATCTTCCGGCTGAACAGCGATAGCGTAGTTTCCTTCGATAAGTCCATCAATGGTAGGGAATGGCTGAGGTAAGCCCTTCTTGATGAACTCTTGATAAACGAGTTCGTAGGTGGACTTAGTTGTCTTTGAATCGACAATACCGCCACCTTCCTCCTTAGCTTCTGTTGTATCACCCTTGGTAGGGTTCAGCTGGGTAGTGTCCTCCTTTGGAGTGTCGAGCTTCTTCCAGTTGTTTGTAGCAGCACTAAGGTCACGAACATAGATGGATGGTTTTCCCCATGTTGTTACTGACATAATCTTAATCGTTTATAGTTTGATACAATAATTTGTTATTAATGATGTGCTCACTTGTGCCCTCGCAAGCTATTACCCTCTGCTCACTCATAGACAAGCGGAAATCTGATCCATGAACTGCTTCGAAGGTAGAGAAAGAGAGTTGACATAACTCACGGAGCCTTGCCGTGTTCTCTTCCTTTCGGGTATTGCCTTTCTTTGTGATAGCTTGATCTTGAACATAGATGTTTACATTCACAAAAGCTTCTTGGATTTGCGAGGTTCTGTTTGCAAGAATGGAGATACAAATATCTTCCTTGCCAGTTGTACCTGTTCCATAGAATGGTCTTCCTCGCTTGCAAAGGCTACCTGTTACAGCAGTCTTTAATTTCGAAGAAGAGATAATGTTGTACACATCATCCTTAATATCAATATCCGATTTCATAGCTTTATCTGATTGATTCTACTTACAGCTTTATCCACAGCGAGCTTTAGTTTACCATCAACGACGGAACGAGCCCACAACTCAGTGGATGCAAGCACATCTTTATTTTCTTTAGCTTCTACAAAGTCTGCATAGTTCATAGCCGCGACTACTACCAATGCGTAAACCTGTGAGTATTCCTTTGCTAGGTCAGCTATCATTTGTCTTCCTTCTTGTGAACCATTAGAACCATTGCCTATGGAAGCAAAGGCTGATTCTATTTGTTTCCTTCCGTAGTCAAAGATGGCGTAACCGATGGAACTTCGTAGGTTTCCTGTATGGTCTATCCAACTTTCCTCTGCCGAGCGGTCTCTTATCCTTGCATTACATTCTTCTCCTAACTTGGCATAAGCAGTGAGGATTTCTTGCTTTATTATCGCCATAGCGGACTGAAAAAAGTTATTGAGCGCAGACTGAGAGGTTGAGAGTTTTATACCCATATTTTACATTGCAGTTGGTAACGATGAAAACCGAGTACGACAAATTCCTTCACTTCGTTTCCGAAAAGTTTTACACGGATTTTGTCTCCATACTCGAAATCGCGGCATGCTCTAGGAAGGTTGTAGATGGTGTAGGAATAGTTCTTTGCAGAACCATCGGGGATAGTGATAACGTTTGCCTTGCCAGCAGGAACAATATCACACTTACAATAGTTCTCCACCCATTCTTCTGAGCCTTGAACATAGTCTCCGTTATCATCTTCATATCCATCAGTTACATGTAGGTAATCTAGGGTATGAGCAGCGAAATCCAATACAGCCATATCTTAACCTCCTATATAAACCATCGGTTGACCCAGTGCAGGGGATTCACCGATGGTTTTGTATAAAGCATTTATTCGTACTAGCAGCCTTTCCTTATCCTTGTCAGATAGTGTTCCAATGCTCTTGTCTGACTCGGATAAGCTTACAGCTTGTATGAGAGAGTACAGACAATCAGCAAGCGCACCTTTCCATTCCTTGGACTGAGCGACCTCGAATGTATATTCATCATCACCATTAAGCTGACGTTCTATCATCTTATTCTCCACGAATCCTAAAGGGATAGGGTAGTGGATTTCATCAATCAATGCTTGCTTTATTGTCTTCATATCAATTCAAATTAAACCTCTGGAGTGAGTTTAGAGAGAACTTCGGCTTCCTCCTCATCGCTGAGTGAGTTGAGAGCCTTAATCAGAGTCTCATCGGTTGAGTTAGCCTTCACATTGGCACCAGCAGCCTTCAAAGCAGCGATGAGGTCAGCCTTCTTATACTTCTTACCCTTGTAAGTTGTATACTGATCGGTAGTATCGTCAGTCTCGGCTTCCGTATCAACCTCCTCAGACTTGGTAGTGAGCATATAAATCTGATCTACGTCCTCAATTACTGGCAAGCAGATAGCCTGTCCTGCGGTAACCTCCTGCAAAGATGGCTCATTCTTGGAGTACTTAGAGATAAGCTTGTAGCTGTCAACGTTGGAATACTGAACACCTGCTACTCGGTTGGTGTCCTCTGCGAGGGTACCCCAAACGAAAGAGCCTACGTTGGTGTTACAGATGAAGATGATGTTATTCTCATTCCATGGCTTAACTGATTTTGGCTTTCCGTTCTTCTCGATAATCACGGTTCGGTTGATAACCTTGATGGCTGCACCCCACTCATCCTCGAATGCTTCCGCGAAAGCTGACTCCGATGGTGTCTTGAGCTTGGTATTTTCGGTATAAGTCTTACCCTCGTAGTCGGCAACAAGCTCTTTTGCCCATTGCTCCTTGCGGATTTTCTTAATCTGCGTCTTAGCGAGCATAACCTGTATGATGGTATTGTTATCGGCATTTGCCTTATCGAAGATTTTCTCGAAATCATCACGGGTAGTAACACCATTGGTTTCTGTTTTGAAGCAGTTTGCCTTAAAATATCCATAGTCAACACGGATAGCCTTACCCGAATTATCTGCATCTTCAACGGCAATTATACCATTAGAGAGACCTGCCAAGAAGTTCATTTCGTTACGCTCTTCGAGACCGACAGAGCAAGCGACACCATCATTCATGAGCTTGTTGATGATACGAGCTTTTGCAGTTTTAGCAGCCTGTTGTGTTGATGTAGCCTGCTCAACCAAGCCTTGCGCCTTGAATGAATTGGCTCTCGCTACAATGTTCTCATACTGAGCCTTCATGATGTTGATGTTGTTGATATCAGACTCGAAAAGAATCTTCTTCATCGCAATCTTTGGCAACTTACCATTAGAGGTTGCGATTTGACCACGTTTCTTCAAAGGAATGTCTGAATCCATCTCAACGATGTCGGCAGCTACATATGTGGTCTTAGCTGATGAACCTTCCCACTTCTGATCTGGAGAATACACATCGGTAAGCATCTCCTTGTAAAGATAGGTACGCTCCTTCGGATTCTCCTTCTCCTTAACATACAAGCTAAGTTTAGGGAAGATAGCTCGGATAAACTGAATAAAAAGTGATTCGTTCATATAAACAATCTTTTAAGTTAAAAACTAGAGCACAACTTAGTCATGCTCAAAAATAAGACTTGGGAGAGCTGTCTTGATGGCGGTTCTCTGAGTTTCGTCCTTGAACTGATAAGGCATTGCCACATCATTCACGCGACCATTATCCATAATGGCAACCGCTTCACCCTTCATGCGTGAGCGAACGACAACACCAGCAAATTCTGCTTCGCTAGCCTTGTCTTTGTACTTGCCATCTTCTGTTTCAAGTGGAGAATACTCATAAACATCATTAACCTTCTTGCGGACAATGATGTGACCTGCCTGAATAACCTCATCCTTGAAGTTGGCGTAGTCGAGTGCTCTACCGCCTGTGATACCACCGAGATACTGACGGATAACCACAGCGTCCTTACCCATGTCGTAGCCTTTGGTTTTTGGCTTGTAGTCTTCTGCTACCATAATCTAATAATTTATTAGTGAAACAATAGATGATTACATCTGAGCCAGCTCCTTGACTTCATCATCAGACATTAACTTATCTTCCTCCTTTGGCTGAGGTTTGGTATCGGGAGCAGGGATTCGTCCAAGCTTTTCAAGACCCTTTTCAAGTCTTTCCTTGTTCTCTTCCTCAATATCTTCCTTCAACTCATCGAGGTAGTCCTCAAACTCCTCTTCATTCTCAAACTTCATGTGAGAGAAAGATTTAAGTCGACGCTCTCCGAACTTACCTGTGTCCTTCAGCAGTTCCCTTACCTTTGCGGTACGGCTGCTTGTGGTATTGCCAGACTTCAATGCAGTTACATCACCTTGGAGTGTAGCAACAGCCTTAGTAAGTTCCTTGATTGCGTTGAGGGTAGCGGAGTCATCATCATCGCTATCCTTCTTGCCCTTCTTGCCCTTCCGTGACGGACTTCTACGTGCTGGATCGTCATCTGGATCTGGATCGTCATCTGGATCTGGATCGTCATCATCGGGTGCAGGATGAGCGTTTTTGTACTCTGAGACTTGGCGGTCTGCTGCGGACTGAGTTAACTGGAGTAACGGCAAGACATCATCAATTGCGTCACTAATACCTTCACTAACTTCTTCGTCAGTAGCATCATCTTTGAGTTGAAGTTTGTTGGCAACATTGGCGGCAACACCCTTTAACTCCTTACGACTGAACCCCAATGCCTTAATGTCTCGATTGGTTTTCAGTGCTTCAAGAACTTTTTTGTAATACTTGTTCATTGCTTGTTGAGTTATATTTAACAAAAAATGGTCTGCGAGCGAAATGCAGGCAGACCAAACGTAGAACTCGGTGTAAGAGCAATGTTACGAAAAGTTCTGTCACGTGCATCTTCACACGCTTTTATGGGTGCAAATATACGAAATATTATTTAATCAACAAATAGTTTTTGCAAAAAAGTGAGAAATTATTTTCATTTCAATAAACAAGGGAGAACTTCACAGCCCTCCCTTGATAGATAAGATGCAATAAAAATGCACTTAAACGTGCAAAATATCTTCTGTGTTTAAGTTAGATTCTTTTGGTATGTAATTATGGGTTTGAGGTATTTTATCGGCTTGTAGCCTATAGTCTTCCTTTGTCGTGGTAAGAGTAATACTGATCGGACTTGCTACTGATGATAACGTGGTCCATAAAATACAATCTCATTATTTCACAAGCCTTCTGTATCTTATATGTTATCTCATCGTCAGACTTTGATGGAAAGCAGTTAGAGCTTGGATGATTGTGAACCAATGCTATTATTACGGCATTGCAGGAGATAGCTTCTTTACACACAATTCTTACGTCTATAGGGGTCTCTGATATTCCACCTTGTGACAATCGAACCATTTTGATTAATTTGAAGTTGTTATCCATACAGAACAGATAAGATTCTTCTATTTCTAAATCCTTGACGTATGGTAAAATATAGTTGTAGATGTCGAGGGAACTACCCAAATCTGTAAGTTCTTGCGACTTCTCTTTCATAAATCCTCTGCCAAGTTCGAATGCAGCGAGTATAGCGGTAGCCTTCTTTTCACCTATTCCTTTGATAGATGTAAGCTCCTGCAATGTCCTCTTGCTTGCCTTTCTGAGGGAATGACTACCATCAAAGATTTTTCTTATTGGTTCATTGCCCTGTAGCATAGGGTCTATACCGATAATTGAAGCAATAAGGTTCTCGTTACTCAGATATTCTACCCCATATTCCTTTGCGTATGATGTGATAGAATCGTACTTGATAGTTCTTGTATTATCCTTCATAAGATACCTCCTCTATGTCTTTTGAATAATTGAACACAACATCAAAACTGAAACCCAATTCAGTAATGAGGTAGAAATGAATATCCTCCCAGTCCCAACTTGAAGGAATGCCTTTTATCTTTTTAGACTTTTCGGCATCCATTGCTATGATAACGTTCTCTTCCATTGCTCTATCTTATTTTTAAAAGTTCATAACTTTCGTTTCATACACTATGAATCCTATCTGATCCGCAACAATCAGTTTCAGATGATTTCCTCCTGGTCCATTTATATCACCATCATTCAATCCGATTTCCTCTAACGTTTCCTTGATGGCAGTTTGGTAATCTCCTATACCTTGAATCAATAAGCATAGGTCTGGTCTCTCATCAAGAAACTGGTGAAAACCATATAGGCTATATGAGCCTTTTTTGATGAGTGAGAAGAAATCTTTCCATTCATCACCACTAATCTGCGTGGTTACGGATTTAAGCTCTTCTATTGTTGTGCAGTTGCTTTCCATACGATTTCATTTAGCGTGATACGATGAAGTCTTTATCAGTAAAAGTCTGATCCTTATATTTTTCGAACAACTCTCGGTCGCTGATGCAATCATTAGCACATGCTAACTCTCTGAATGAAAGTTTGTACCCAACAAACTTATCTTTCAACATTTCGATTTTGAGTTCTTCTTTCTGAAGTTCCGATAATTCATATACTGTCATATTCATTTCCTCCTATTAAACATTGCTATCCAACAATTCAAATTTAATTCCTTTATCGGTTTTCTTAGCCATCCATTTTGCTGTAACCACGCCACCATTCCATGCTTTTATGAGAGGGAGAACCTTACATTCCCCTACATTTATAATCTGTGTCATATACTCGCAAGCACCTTCAAAAGTATCGAATGCGTGAAGTAATACCGTATATCTATCTGATTCTGTGTAAACGTTCATTGCTCTTTATGTTTTAATCAAAATAAAAGTTTTTTCTAATTTTCATCTCTACCTCATCTTTCGTGTAGCTATCTTCGTTTTCTTTGATAGAAAACGTTCCATCTTCTTGTGGGAAGAAAGAATAATAATATGTGCCACAATACTCAACCCTCAATCTTGGGTATAAATCTTTATAGCCTGTTTTAATATCGAAAGTGAAATAACCATCACTTTCTTTATTTAATTTTGTGAGCTGGTCTATTAGCTCATAACATAACTCGTATGCTTTTTCGTAATCTTCAAATCGTTTCATTGCTCTTATCTTTTAAATTGTTATTTTATTTTTGATAGTGCAAAGGTAATCATTTTTTTGCAAATGACCAAATGATTTGAGCATAAAATGCTTTTTGCTAACCTTATTTAACTTGTTGATACTTAGATACTTATATCAAACTGTCGATTTTGTGTATGTTAGTCTATTTCTTAAAAGTGGTATAAGTATATGGAGATAAAAAATGAACCGCTTAGAAAGGCTTATATTGAAGTGTATAGTCTTTTTCTGAATTACTTTATATTAAATAAAAAAATGCACTCTAACCTCACGGTCGGAGTGCACTAAGAGCAATGAAACGTTAAAAGATACGTTTCGGCTGCAAAGTTACAAAACTTTTCTGTATCTTGCAAATTTATACTATACTATTTAACAATTGCAAATCATTGTCTTTATCGAAGTCGTATGGATAGAAGGTGTTGGCAAGGGCATCCATCTTGTCGGGAGAACGTTTCAGACGCTTCTTGATTTCGTCTTTTGGTTCCATGATGATTGAACCATCTGACTGAAACAGCCAATGCACTTCGCACAATTCTTGATCCAACTCATCGTCAGGTGGGAGTGCTGCAAAGAATCCATTCTTCGGGTTGAGCCAGTCACGTATGCACCAAAACAAATAAGCCCTCATGTTAGCGAAAGAGTAGCAGCCTGTCACATCGTGCTTATTTCTCACGCCTTCCGAGAACTTGCAAGAGAATGCAGTTAAATACTTTTGCTCTATGAGTCTTGAATATACTCCAGCACCTTCTCCAATGGTATCAATGAATGCTTTATTCTTGGAACTCAAACTTAGGTAGTGCGCGACTTGACCTGCGACTGCCATGTGGTCCGCATGACCACCCGAATTATGACACTTGATTTCTGAAACATAGTTTCCTTGTCGTGGAACATAGCAAGACCTATCGCGCCCCATACCTGCGACATCGACACCTAGGCGTATTGGCTTATGGGTGATAAAACCACTATCTTTAAGTTCCTTCCATCTTCTATGGGCAATCTCGCACCATTCGTATGGAATGAGGGTATCTTCGGACACCTTCGGAAACATACCGAGAACCTTAACACGAAAAAGGTCATTTGGAGTGTAATATCCACCTTCCCACACAAAATCACCACGACCTTCATCAAACTCAGACTTTCTGATCTTCTGTGCCCATGCTGAGACCTTGTCGGCTACCCATTCATAATCAACTTGTCCAGGGATAATGTTTTTCTTGCTTACTACGTTCTCTGCGTTGAGGGATGATAATCTAAACTTCTTGAATCGGGGAGACTTCATGGAGTTGGCTGCATACCCTGTAGTAACGTTTGGGTTGAATACCAATAGCAATCGAGAGTTACCTTGCAGGTTACCCTCGATTGCATTGTAGATGGTGTCCGAGATACCGGATGCTTCAGTTACGATGAACATGGTGTTTACAGCATGGAATCCCGACCATGCCTCTGTATTGTCGGCTGAAGACTTGAAACCTGTCAGATACCATTCCTCATAATCAGTTCTGATACCATCTGACAGTAAACGACCAGGCAGAAAGCCAGCCTTCTTATATAGACGTGCAACTTCTGGTATCATGATGTTTGTTACCTGTCTTCCTGTCGGTGCTGTAAGGGCAATCTTGGTGTTCTTTTCCAAACTGCCATCCTTGCCGAAGCGAGGAGTGAGGTAAAGGAAACATAAAGCGGCTACGGCAGCAATAAAGTCCTTACCCCTTGCAGTTCCACTGGCTACCGTTGTCATTTTGTTCTTCTGAACAGAACGCAATATAGCCTTTTGCTCTTCGTCAAGGCTCGCCTTCAAGACTTCCTTGGCGAAGAGACACCAATCATTGCGCCATGCAATCATTTTTTTTATTGCTTTCTGTTCAGACATATTGCTAATTCAATAATATTCGTATTTTCTTGTTTCCTTTAAGTATGGCTTGATGACCATCAATAATATAAATCTCCCTATAAACAAACACTTTATTCGATTATTCTCATTTTAACCTTTCTCTCATGATTGAGCTTTGCGGCTACGAAACGATGATTTCCATCAACAATCATTATTCTTTCACTATTACCATCAGTGTATCTTAAAGCCTTGATACCGTCATAATTTCTTGATGACATGTATTTTGCAACATCTTGTTTATTCAAGAAATCTTGTGGCGTGTTAATGCTTGAATTTATGTCAACATATACATCTTCCCCAAGTTCTTTAAATGTTTTATCAATATCACCAACTTCTTGACTGAGGCTGTATTTCTTTCCATAGACCCTATGAAAAGAACCAATAACGGCTTCTTCGACTCCATAGGGTGTCTTTGAAATGAATTGATTTATGTTCCAATTAGGAAATCTTCTATCAAGCTCGCTCACCCCATCACTTGCCTTACGGCTCTTGCTTGCTTGAGAACTGTTTGTCCCTCTCGTTCCATTACTTCGTTTACCCATAATCTAACAATTTAATTACTAGCTATAATAAACTACTTTGAGAGCTTTGGAAAATCCTGCATGTTATCAAGCATATCTTCTATAGAGAAGTTCTTTACTTGAGTATCATACAAGGTCTTTTTCAGCTCTTGATATTTTGCTTTTGCATCAACATCAAGCATACCGATAGTATCTTTCATCTTTTCAAAAGCTTTCAACTTATTCTTGATGATGATGATGATTGGTGTTACATAAACGGCATTATTTTCCTTACACCACTGTTCAATCACGTTACCACCTCCATAAACGATGAATCTGAATCTGTTGCCATTTGCTACGAACTTGGCAATCTCGTATTCAAATTGCAGCTCATTTAATCGGTCTGTGCAACCTCTTGTGGCGAATGATGAGTAACCTTTAGGGATGCCCATCAAATTCAGCTTATAGAACTTAGGAGCCACATTTAAGTCAACGAATACACCTATCCCTTTTTCCTGCATAGCTCTCGCAAGAAAGCGTTTCTTGTAGATAGCCTGCATACCAAAAGCTATTGGAGTATCATTTGATAAGCTGAAGTTTGGCTCAATAATGCTGCCAGGGTTGTACTTTAAAATCTTCTCTGGCTTCTCATAGATTGACCGGAATCTATAATCATCGGTATAGAAGTGGAGTGTTCCCCTGCCATTCATATTCGTTGTTCTTGACTGCTCTCCAAAGCAATAGAATGGGATTTCTATGTACTGAGGTTGCACATCAGACAACAAACATGGTATCTCCAACGGATTGTCCGTTGGAAACAAACAGTCTGGTATATACAATTCTCCGTTTTCCATAATTATCCTTCTTCATCATCGGGAAGCTCCTTCATTAACTTCTCGAATGGATTTTCAACTAATCTGTTATCTACTTGCTCGACATAGCCACGCTTCTTGCCCTTGGTTTTCAGAAGAAAGATGATTGCAGTTAGATTACCTTCGTTCACCTTTTCAACCAACTTGCTTTCAGTAAAGTCAAGAATGCCTTCATCTATATCGTCCAACATCTTGGCTAACTTCTCATCCTCTTTTCTCCAGTTATATAAGGCTTGGCGTGTAATGCCCAAAGCTACTGCCGTAGCAGCCATATTGCCGCCCTTCTTTTCGTAAGCAGCGGCAATCTTTTTTAATTCTGTTCTTCTTACCTTTGCCATAATCAACCTTTCTAACTTGCAGATGCTATGACTGCTTTCAAAGCATCTATGTAAGACATATTTTCTGTTAGCAACAGACATTTTGCAAAATGGTCTGTAGGACCTAAACCTGGAAACAGGTTGCAATCTATTACAAACGGAACACCAGTTGAAGATATTCTAAAATCTATTCTGAGATAATGTTGAATACCCAACACCTTGCACACTTTTTGTGCAGTTTCTTTTATCACTTCAAGATTACAAGCACTGCATACCTCTTCCTCCTGCATCTTAGCTTCGTGAGTGAGTATATTATATGGTGTTGTCAATTCTACAAAAATAGGATATACGTCTATGTCTCCTGTTTTCTGATTGACAACGCAAGCAGCAGTGCATTCCTTTCCTGCAATAAAGTCTTCGATGATAGCAATATCACCCAAACGTTCTATCTCTTCAACTTTCTTTCTTACCTCTTGGGTACTCTTGCAGACCGAAAGGTTGTCAACCATATTAGAGTCTTCACCCATTAATGGCTTCACGAAATACATATTTTCTTCCCTTAAATCATACTTACTATATGATTTCGGAAACGAGATGCCGTGCCTGTAAAGTTCTTCTTTGAGAACTTCTTTGTTTTTTGTCAAGACGATCGTTCTATCACTTTCTGACGTATTCTTTGCTTCAAGTTTGCCTATCTTATCTAGGACAATTCTATTTCTCGTCTGTGTAATAACGATGTCCCTATCACTTATCTTTAAGTCATTAAGTGAATCCTCGTCTTGCACACTAACAAATGTAACATTGTTTGCTCCTAATGCTTCTTTGATGAAATTTTGATTGCGTTGTGTCACATACGAGTCCTTATCGCTCGCTGTCATTATTATCCAAATCATTTTCTTTTTCTCCTTCCTTTATTTCGATTAAACGTTCACTCGCTAACTCTAACAATTTGGCAAATGAGATACTTGGGGATTTTATGCCAAACTCCTTACCTATCTCTTTTTGGATTTTAAGCAGGGTTTTCTCGTTATCTTCATCGGAAGCTAAAACGAGAGCATCACTTTTGCGAGCTTGTTCACGAATGTCCCCATACAATGTTTCCAGACTAGCAAATGAGCTAGGGTAAAGGATGATTGTGAATACGAAATTCTCCTGCATGGCATATACATCTATACCCTCCGTGCTTATTGGCTTAATCTCGTCGATGTTCACATGGGCAAACTTCTTAAAGTCGATAGATTTAATTGATGCAAACAGCTTCTTTAAGATGCTAACATTAGCTTCACCATGAATGGAGTTGTGAGATAATTCAATAGCAATAGCTTCATCATTTGTAATCTCGCTCTCTTCTACATACAAGATGCCTAGCCTTTTATAGTGCAGTTTCTTGCATGCCCTCAAACGATGATTACCGCTGATCATGATGTATCTACCATTATCCATCTTGATACAGGTAGGCACACTACTCAATCCAGACTTAGCAATGTTGTCTGTTAGTTGGGCGAAGTCTTCACCCGACATTTCATTTGCATTGATTTCTACCTCATCTATGAGGTTTATATCAACTTTTGCGTATTTCCATCTATCTTCATTTTCCATTCTTCAACGATTTTTGATATTTCTCAATAATTTCCTTATTCGTAGGGTATATGCCAAGTATTCCTTCGTAAGCAAGATAAGATGATGTGCAGTGTTCCTTCACTTTCTTGTACACGCCACGATATTTCATGCTCACTGGCTTATGAGTATAAGCGCAGGATATAACCTTCTCGCAAAGCTTGCGCATTCTTCTGCTCAAATATCTTTGAACGCCTACAGACTGAATGCAATACAATATGAGTTTACTCAATCGAGGGATTGCGTTATTCGTGCAGAAGTCCGTTAACTGAAACAAATCATACCCCTTGTGTTGAGGTAGCGTAAAACCAAATCCACCTAGGGTATATTTGTCGTATTTCACCACAAAAGCAAATTGACAGACACTACATTGGTCCACCTTCTTGATATACTTCTTTTGCAAGCAATGAAGTAAAGGTGGGGTTACCCGTTCAATCATCAGTTTGCTTGCGTCTGTAATCTCCAAATCATCGGGAGGTACAATCTCGTTGCATTCGATTCTGTATGAAGAATATGAGGTGCTTGCATTATTTTGTGCAGTTGGCTTATTGCAATAGAGGAACCTTCCTGCAGACCGTCTTTCCCCACTTGAATTATTCCACATAGCTATCTTATGCAGGTTTCTCAGATAAGGGCTGTTGCTGAAATAGTAGAAATAACTATCACTCGGAATACTTTCCACTAGGTTGTAATAGTCGTTACTTTCGACAGAAAAATCTAATTTCAAGTCGCTATTTTCTGAAATGAGTTTGAATGCCCTTTTCTGCTTCTTCTCCATTCTACCGAAATTGAAGAAGATAACCTTCTTATTCTTGATGGCTTCTTCTAGTGTTCCAACATGAAAATCAGATGTAGTAAGCAATCTCATCAATCGCTCATTTGCTTCCTCAGTCTTCTCAATAGATTCCCTTGCCTTAATTTTCAATGCTTCGAAGACAGCACTATTTCTTGCCGATTCACTCATGAAATACTTTTGCAGTTTCACCGCATAAAGAGCCAAAGCAAGCTGCCTTGATGGTGTAGGATTGTTATAGTCCTCCAACCATGCAAGCTTATCCTTATATGTTAGTGATGTTTTACCATTTGCCAACATATAGAGCAGATAGCAGTAGGCATCTTGGCAGTATATAGATACTTCCACCTTATCAAGGAAGAATAGCTCATAGTAGTACATGAAGCCATTTACTATGCAGATTTCCTTGTGTCCGTTAGTTATTACAGCATCATGTAATGCTGAAACCATTTCGGAATTATAAGATAATGGAGCTGTCATAAACGTTTCAATAGCACTATATGGATTTCCTTGATATAGTAGTGGGCATAACTCGTTTGGAACATTATATTTAAGCCCTGTAACCTCACAGAACTGCTGGTATGATGTAATTGATTGGTAATCTTCCAATTCGTGGCTTATAGCGTAATAGAATATGCGGTATGCAGAATACACACAATTCATAGCTCGATAGAAATCATCAGTAGCATGAAACGTTCTGAACTCTATCGTCTTTGTCTTGAAGTATGCTGAGATATTTACCGCATGACGAATAAAGCCCTTCTTAGATTGATTGGTGAAGAGATTTTGTAATTCATCAAACGTCTGTGCATTTTTAACGCCTTCGAAGTACTTCTCTGTAGGAACAGGTTGTGCATTAAATACCAGCTCATCCCAATCAGAAATATGAGCATATTTCTTGAAATATGGATAGCAAACATAGAAGAACAAAAACACCTTCTTAATCTGATCTACAGACAAATCTCCTGCATAAATGTGCACATGAGTATCAATACTCCACTTTATCTTTCCTCCTGCGACAACCATTGATTCATATACACAGCGGAGGTCATGTAGGTCCTTTAGACAGCAAATATGTAATGGTGGGGTATTTACCTCACCACCAAATGACTTATTTGTTGAACCATCAGTATTGTAAATTTGCTCATCTTTGCTCCATGAATAGCCTTCGGGTAGAGATACCTTAGACCTTTCAAGATTGCACATTTCTATTTCAATACCGAATGTTCTATCTTGTATATCTCTGCAACTTTTCATGCTCTTTTATTTTAATTCTACAAAAATAGAGCGGCTAGAGGGACTCGAACCTTCGACCTTCACATTGGGAATGTGACGCTCTGACCGACTGAGCTATACCCGCAAAAGAGCGGAGAGTTGGAGCCGCACCAACGACCTCAGTGATGGTATCACTGCGCTCTGCTAACTGAGCTATCTCCGCTTATAATAACAATATTCTATACACGCAAAAATGCTCGTCTTTCCGAGCCGTCAACCCTAGTGGGTATTCCGATGGAAGGAGGGATGCCTAAAACAAGCTTTGCTCCGAATAAACAGGATTCTTGGAAATTCCAAATTCCTCGACCTGTACTCCCAACTTTTCATTCAGCCATTTTGCCACTAGGTGGCGATGGCAAAAATCATCTGGCTTTTCGAAGCAACATAGAGCTACATCTTTTCCATTTGCCATTTTCTCTATTGCTGAGAGAAATGCTTTTGGGTCCCGATGAGCCAATATCTCAGAATTGAAACGTTGTACGTAATCTTCTTCCGATTTGGAGTTGTGAAGAATGTCCCATGATGGTGACACGTACTTGTTTGACAATCCTGTAAACCATTTCGGAGGGTAGAGGGCAATACCGATCATCATGATACCAGCTTTTGCTAACTTAGCTCCGTTTGAGAAGTATGATGTATAAATCTTCATTTCTTTTGTAACTTTTTGCAAAGATAGATAAAATTATTTAATCAACAAATAGTTTCTTGAAAAAAGTGAGAAATTATTTTCAAGCGTACATTTTCTTAAGAAACTTCTTTAGATATTCGTTATTAATATCCTTTAGTGGAGTAGGGGAGAATGAGGTATCTCGCTCTACTGTTAAGCCTAACTTCGTTGTTAGTCCCTGCAACTCGGTTAGGCTTGTGTAACCGTACTCGCCTTCACCACTTCCATTGATAGTGATTCCGTAGGCGATATTGTTCTCTAGGTCTGCTTCTAATATGAACCAAGACCATGCACCAACACAAAGGAAGAACTTTGCTTGACAGATGGCTTCTTCCTTTTTACCATCCTGTGAGTAGAGAGGATATTTTTCCAGTCTCTTCTTAATTTCTTTCGTAATCAGTTTCATTGCTCTATAATAGTTATATGTTTTTAATATTACTCACTTTAAGATATGCTTGTTTTATATCCATATCTTCTGTTATTCCATAACGCTTTAATTCTCTAACCTTCTTTTTGGGGAAGTAAAGACAGATGTTTCCTTTCCATCCATTAAAGTTACCTATGTTTTCTAATAACTCTTTCATTGCTCTTATCTTTTAAATTGTTATTTTATTTTTGATAGTGCAAAGGTAATCATTTTTTTGCAAATGACCAAATGTTTAGTGCTAAATATACTTTTTGCTAACTTAGTTTAACTTATTGATACTTAGATACTTAGTGTTTAATATAGCTGTCGCATCTACTATCATCTGACTAGCATCAATTCCTAATGATTGATAGAAAGCACCATGTCCGCAAAGTGTTTCGTATGCAATTCTCATGATTCTACGTTCATCCCTTGTGAAATCATACTTAAAAGTAGAAAAGATGGAGAGCGCTCCTTTCAAATCTCCATCTTTTAGCTTTTGCACACCTTGTGCAGTTTTACTCATCTTCATAAGGCTCAATCTTTCTTGTTGTGAAATCGTCTGCTGTCAAGATGATTTCTGACCCATTAACCATTTCTTCGACTTTATCGCATGCGTCACTGTCATTGATAGCATCAACCTCCACTACCTTTTGCAGGTATTCGGTTACTTGCACTTTAACCTTGTGAATGGCAGCTTTCTCTAGTTCCTCTATTTGAAGATTGAACACTTCTAGGAGTTCATTGATTTCCTTTTCGATTTCCTCGAAATCAATGATGATATCCTTCAAACGTTTGGGTGCTCCATTTATACCATGACCTTCTTTGTCACACCATTTTAGGGCTTCACTATCTGGATCGAAGTTCTCGTAGTAATCATCGAGATTCTTCAAAAAATCTTTCGGGTCATTGGCAAGCATTTCGATTGACATATTGAAATCTTGACCCGCAGGAGAATAAAGCTGAAAGAAGATGTAGGCAAGGTCATTGCCATTATCTGTAGCATCTACTGTCCAACCTTTAACTTGTCCTATATGGATAATCAAATCTAATAACTTCTGTTCCATTGCTCTAACTTTTAAATGTCGTTATAATGAAGACCTTCACCCTTCACTAGTTCGTGGTCTTCGTTTTCAACTAATTCTGATAGGGATAACCAGCATCCACGATAAAGAGCCTTCTTTAGCTCTTGATAACGTCTTTCTGCAACTTCCTTATCGGTGATGAGGGATTTTTTAAGTTGGTCCTCTGTGTAGAGATACCATATCAATTTGTATATCTTCATAATCGTATATTTTATGGTTCTACTATATATTCGTTAAGGGTATGCTGTTCTAGCATAAACTCGTAACCTACATTGTTTAGCTGACTTTGCTTTTGATACCCGAGTTCATTAATTTGAGTATCTGTAGCATTAAACTTCCTTGCCGCTTTCATGCAATTTGGAAGGTTGCCGATAAATAGCAATTCCTTGCTGTCTGTTGATAGGTGCTCATCTGTTCTGTATAAGAAATAAACCTGCAATTTCATATCATTTCGTATTTACATGTATAAATCCGCGTATCTCTTATTTACTCTACCAATAAGTCGCATGGCTTTTCTTAGCAATTTGACCTCTTTTTCTGATAGAAGGCTTTTAGGTGATATTACAAAACTACCTAAAAGTTGCTCTAATTCTATTCTGTCTTTATAACTCATACTATTCCTTTCTTTGAAATCTATAATTTGGGCATTCCCTTTTATTAGCTATCACAAGCAGGACAGGGAATAACAGACCATGCTTGCAACCATTACCATATTCGTTGGCTGCTTCGCAAGTTTCGCAGCCATAATAGGTGTTGATGTTGAATGCGCTCATAACTAAATTTCCTTTACTTCGATTCCCTTCTTGGGGTTCTTGGTAGCTCTATCTAGGCAAACCTTTCCATTGAACACACCCTTGACGATAGCATAGAACTCTGTGGCTTTCTCGCCATCTTTTTGTGTAGTTGGTATTTTGCCAACCCTTTCACAAACTATTCCGTTTTTAGTAAGGATGGTGTTTGTGACCATTTCTCCGTAGTAAGACTGCTCTGTGCGCTGTTGAATGACTTTACCGACTACCTTGACTTGCATACCTTTCTTGATGGCATCAATACCACCTTTCAAGCTATCCTCGTAGTTCTTCACCAGGAAGAAAGCATAAACGAACTGCTCCGAGAATGTGTAGTAGTCATTTGCTACTTTCTGCATTTCAACCTCGAATTGCGATTTAGGCTCTTTAGATAGCGCAAAATCGCAGACCTTTGTAATGTATGAGGTGTTAACCGTAAACTTCTTAGAATCTCTTATTTCCTCTAATTTGGCGATTGTTTCTGATGGGTAATAGTGACCATTTGCGTAATAGCCTTTCTTGTAAACGGGGCACTCGTCATACTGAGCCTTGCACATGGCGATCATGTCATTCTTCAAGATGGCATCCGAATATCTACTATCCTTAGGACCACCCCAAATTGGGATAAGGTCTCCATAGTCATCATCGGTGGCATATCTGATGGTGTGGTCGTAGGTCTCATAAAGTTTGCGTGTAAAGTCTGAGAGGAAGTCAATGTACTTCAATCCGAACTTTTTTATACACTCGCAACCTACTTGCAGTTCATCGCCAGTTTGCGTATTCTCGATTACGTATGCGTTGTTACACCAATGACCACATAGGTCGCATTTGCCGTAATCAGCTCCATGCTCCTTAATCTTGAATACCAATTCCTTGGTTGTATCAGCAGGAGTAAAGGCTCCATTCTTATATGTGGCCAGCAATCTCCAATTACTTTCGTCTGGCATATTAATGGTGAGGTCACAGATGTCATGCCAATACTTACCAATGATGGTTTGACAATCTTCTACTACCGCATGACGGAATAACTTTTTTCGTGGGTTACTAATGGTGTAGTCGAAACCTTCTACATTGCGCTTAGTCTTCTCAGCGAACTTCTTAAATGCGTCAACTGACTCTGATGGAATAAACGTTTTAATCGTATTCATTGCTCTTATCTTTTAATTGTTATTTTTATTTTGATAGTGCAAAGATAGTCATTTTTTGCGAATTGACCAAATATCAACTATCTTATTTTCAAGTACTTACAATAGTTTAACTTTTAAACTTCTTTATAGCCTGTTTGCTAACTTTTGCTAACTTTTTAATCGGACGTATTGTAGTTTGGGAAACTTTTACTATCTTTGCAGCATGAATATACAAGAATATCTAGAACAATGCTCTGTTAAGTCCGTGGACGAGCTTACAGACGAACAGGTAGTGAACTACTATACCAAAGGAAATGCAGGTGTAGCTCAAATGTGCGCAGTAGAATTAGCTCTACAAAACTATCCTATTAGCGGTTTTACGAGAGAAGAAATAATGCTCTCTATTCGCAAGGCAATGAAAACTAAAACAAAGTTTGGTCTGACCTATATTACCAATGAATCAGCCGTAGGTCCTACCGAAAGAAAATCAAGATGGGTGGTAGAACCATAGACTACCACCTATCTTTTTGTCGGTTTGTTTAGCTTATAATACTTCTCATAGAGAGCCATAGCTTCATTATAAAACCTTGGTAAAACCTTTTTGAAGTATTTATTGTTAGACCAATAATTTTCGCTTAAATGGGCTATAATATCAGCTAAACAATTATGCGAACTCGATGCGAAGTAATCGACGTCGTGTCCTAACATTCCATGTATCCAGTTGTGGTCTTTGTCGATAGCTTGCAAAGTATCAGAGATTTTGCCAAATTGTTCCATTACATCATACGTTTTGTCTTTTACGAGTTTGAGCTCTTCAAATAGTCTATCAGCGATTTTCCATTGCGAAACACCTTCTCCATCTACGTATCTATATTCGGGCTTGTTGTAGTCAGCAAAAAACCTTTTGTAAAGATTTTTGAAGTCTGCATTTTCTTCCCAATTACCTTGTAATGCGGCTTTAGCGTGTCCGTATTCGTGATATTGGAGACCCTTGCGATACCATTCTGAATTTAAGATTCTATCCTTTAGACCATCGAAGTCTATTCGCACATGATTGTATTTGCTCCAAAAGTATGCTTTGTCGCCGCTAAGGCTAATACAAGGAACAAACTTGTCAAAGCTGTCATAGAACTCTTTCTTTCCGAGCCATTTGGTCGGACTTAGCCCAATACCTCTAAAGCCTTCCACGATGGTATGAGGTGTATTGAAGGATAGCTTATCTAAGCCATACGCAATCAAATCTTGATCCGAAGACAGCTTGTAGATGTTGTACGCACCCTCTATCTCACGATAAACCCTTTCATAACCTCGGACATCAATCCTTGCAGTTTCTATGGTCTTGATATAATCATTGAAGCGAGGAATCCATCTTGTAGGAATGATACTCAAATCTGCTGTTCTCAATTCGTTCAGATGGGTAGCAGCTTCCATGACCTCCTTCAAGCCGTTATGATACTCGTCAAGAAAGACCTCATAAGCCTTGCCCCAGCCTTCTGTTATGCGAGCCGATTCTACTCTTATCCAAGAATTGACGTTATCAATGTTTGGTCCATAGAGATTTTGCATGAGCTTCTTTCCTGCCATAACTGCTTCCTGGTCGTCTAATGCAGTCTGCAATTCCCAATCATCGAAATCATCTATCAGCTTCTTAGGTTTCAACGGAATAGAGCGAAGGTCTTGCAGTTCCTTTCTAGCTTCTTCATAGGTAGCCTTCAACTTAGGTTGAATCTTGCTCACTGGATCGAATTGTGTAGGAGTGATATTCGCAAACTTCTTAGTTACTCCATCCCTCCAATCACCGAAATCATAGCTATAATCGAACTTAGCTAGATAACTTTTCTTTGTCCTGCCGAAAGACTCTACAGCTTGACGAACCTTGTCATCATACTTATCGAACATATCTGACAAAACAGAACGTTCACTATCAGTCATCATTCCAAAACTCTCTTTAAATTGATGTGTAGTGAGGAATTTTTCAAAGCTTGATATATCAACATCATAGGCTTTAGCATTTCGCCTTAATGTTGCTATGTCAGAATTATCTACATCTATGTTGTATTTCAATAAGTCTCTGTTCTTCCAAGCAAGCTTTATGGCTTTTTCGTCTCTGTCAGCATGGCGGTACTCAGCCGCGTCCTCAACGGACAGGTGCCAATACTTTCTGTTATCCTTCAAGAAGTATGGAAGGGTTTCAGCTTGCCCGATTCGGCTGCGGTTCTTGCGTACCCAGTCATTAAAGTTCTTTGGGGTGCGAGAAATCATAGCTGACTTCTGAATGGAAGGAGAACCATAGTACTCTTCATCGCTCATCACAATAGGTACAACATAACACATGCAGTTAGGGTGCCAACCTAGGAAGACAAAATCTTTTGGGTATATTCCCAACAAATCATCACAGATGTCGGGTGCAGGGTGGCGTTTACTCAACTTAATCTCGTAGCCCAAGATGAAGTCAAATTGTTGCCAACGTGTCTGCTCTGCCTTTCGGTAAGCCATATTTATCTCGGTTCTTGCCAAACGTATAGAAGCGTATTGGCAATTCGCGCATGTAGCGGCTTTTCCGAACTTTTCTGTATAATCAGCCTTTAATGAAGGATAGTCTAACAGATACTTACTGATTCGCTTGCTGAGAACAACCGCAGACTGCCCTCTTTCTATTGCAGTTGATATGGTATGCTCCAGCTCCTTTTTCAAGGCTTGTGACTGATACCATAGTTTCTGCGAAACAGACAACCCCTTATCAACCCTATTCTGAAAAGCCTTCAAAGCATCTGAATTAGGTTGGAAATACCTGTTGTACTTATCTCCGCCCTTCTCAAAATCATAAGCACGAAGTACCTTTCTTGCAAGTAGGTCCTGCATGATGTTACTTTCTTTCCACTCATTTGTGGTACCTGCATAGATGAGGTTATTCATCTGTGCAGCATAACTAGTCATGATGCCATTGATGGTTTGTTTCAGTTCTGGATAGTCCCCAAACAAGAACTCCGCAGAACCATCATAACCGACACCATCTATAGCTGTAGCAACTTGGCTAGCGATTCTATCATAAATGCTCTGAACTTGTGCCACGTAGTTAACTAAGCGTCTGTTCAGAGCATCGTATGCTTTCTTTTGATTGGGGATATTTGGTCTCATTTATTTCGGCTTATAATGTTCGTTTACACATTCCCTTTGATAGAGGATAGCAAACTCCTCATAAGGGCAAGTGCCCAACGTTGGCTCTCCCGTAACACTAAGATTACGTGGATTGGAAACGTGGGCACATAATTTGCAGAACTGAGGTTCTTTTGGAATAGGCTTAACCTTCTTCTTTGGAGACATAGCAATTAACCTTTACCTCTACAATCGTATTGCCATCCTTCTGATATACTCTCTGCTTCATGATCTTGGATTCGATAGTATTGAGTACATCTTTCTTTGCCTGTGCGAGAGTTTCCTTTGTTATCTCATGCAAAGCTTCTCTCATGGACTTGACATGATGGTCTCGCTTGTAGTGGCGAATGTAATTCTTGTCGATACTATAAGCCTTGGCACATACCTTTGGCTCTAGAATTTCTTTCTGTTCGAAGACAGTTACACTGATAGGGTAGAGTCTTCTAGCTAACTTGAATAGCCAAATTGCGATTTTTTTCTTCATAACTTGTGCAGTTTATTGCGTTTATATTGTTTGTTCACCCATAGCAAAAGCAGACTGCTGTACTGCTGCCGCATTAAGTTCATCCTGTCGAATATCCTCCATTGTCTGCTGAGGGTCTTGCGACTGCCCAAGCTTAACGATGGATTCAAGCTGACTTTCTACCGGCTTACCACCATTAGCCTTTTGTCTGATGGTGATGTCGTAGCTCTCATCCTTTGGTATGTAAGGAGTGATGATGTGGTCGCAGGTGACGTTATCTATCTCCTTTTCCCATTTTGGATTCATGACCTTCAAGAATGCCTTGATTACATTGAACTCTCTTTCAAAGAACTCCTTGAAAGCGCCCGATTCCATGCGAACTTTCAGATGTGCATCTGTGAGCAACGTCTGTCTTGCATCGTAGCCGATATTACCAAGAGATTTCATATTCTCAAAGCTAATATCTGGCATTTGAGAAAGCATCCAGTACAATCCGAGGAGGGTTTTATTCTGACCGCTAACCGCTTCTTGCGATTGGTTCCATGATACGTATGAAATATCGCCATCATTCTCGACTCTCCATATACGCAAACTTTCTCCCTTTTTCTCCTTTCCGACTATGCCACCCTTGACTTTTGCGATTGGTGCAGCGTTATATGCAATCACATTGCTATTGCGGCTGATATTGTACTCAAACTCGCTTCGGATATTATCAAGCCCCTCGTAGATGGCGTGAGGTCGAGACAGGTATGCTCCAGGAATCTTATGGATGATGATTTCCTCACCACTCTCAGTGTTCCCGTCCTCATCAACTTGTGCAGTTACTTCCTCCCACATTTCACTAAGGTTACTTTTCTTCCAAATGAAATGATAGTTTTCTGTAAAGGTTTCGAAGAATGTTACCGTCTCTTTATCGGAAACGGTCTTATCATACTCAAACGACATAGCTTGCATATCATCATACTCATCAATGATAGGGTACAATCTTACTCCATCCATAGGGGAGAAGGTTTTGCACTTCAACTTGTAGTTTGATTCAAAACCATATAGAGAGTTATGCTTCTTAACAGAATACCAGATGGTGAAGATTTCACAGCTTGCGAAATAGGCTAGTCCACGTTTGTAGTTCATGTTGTCAATATGAGCACAATCGTAGATTTTTTCTAATGCCTTTTGGATTTCCCTCTGAATATCATTTTCTGGAGTGTTGTACTTTCTCTTAACTGGTATAGAGAATGTAAATTCTGTTATTCTGTTTGTGAGCAGCTTTTCAAGGGCAACCGCGATACGGGAAGATTTTTCTCCATTGTCTTTATCACGAAGGCTTATGGTATCTGTCATTACCTTATGGCTTGCTGGCTCATATAAACTCAAAAGATAACTCCACAAAGGGACCATTACAGTCCTTCTGCGTAGCTCTTCTATCTTTTGGCTGATAGTATCAGTTTTCTTGAGTATTTCTTCGATGTTCATATCTTTACTACTTTTGGTGCAAAGATACTAAAAATATTTAATCAACAAATAAATTTAGCCGAGAAATTGCATATTTATTTTCGCTTATAGAGCTTTTTATGTTTTTGAGGATAATGAATAAAGGCGATACAAGCAAATCCGCTTATACCGCCTTAGATAGAGCAATAAAATATCTTATGCAGGCATTAGTAATTGTGCCTTTTCTTTGTTCACGATTTCTAATACCATTTTAGCTGCCTTGTTTACGTCTGTCAAAACAGAAACAATGAACTTTGGTTGCTTTTTAAGCTTGCTGATCCAACCATCTAGGTAAGCAGCGTTATTATCTAAAATGCGACTGCTAAAGCCTAGAACATTTCCGATAAGAGCTGCTCCAAGCTCCGCAACCAACTCTTCTCTTGCATAGTCCTTTTCTCCTTTCTCATTCTCAAACCCTCTATTCAATCTAGACTTGTGCCCTGTTGAGTGAACCATTTCATGTAGAAGGGTTGAGTAGTACTCCTGTCCATCCTCGAATATCTCCTGCTCTGTATTGCCCTTCTTGAACTGACTTTTAAGAGGTGTTGTAATATCATCTACCCCAACTCTGTAAAAAGCTCCACTTGAATACTTGTCGTAGCGGATAGGGCAGAGCCACTTCTGATAAAGAAGCATATCATCAATTTTCTCGTTGACGTACATACCAGCCGTGTCTGTCGGCAACTCATTCTTATCTTTGAGACTGAACTTCTCCTTCAACTTCTGCATCGTCTTAGGTGCTATCTCTTCGAGGTTGGTTTGACAGAGGTTGAACACATTGTAGCTCTTCAAGAAAGGCTGTACTTTGCAGTCTAGTTGGGCTGATCGAGTCATTCCGTTGTAGCTGTCTTCTGTTATTTTGTTTCCATTCTTGTCTTTGTACTGGATGGACCAAAACAGAACAGGGAAGCTTTTCTCTCCTTTGTTCACACTAGCTCCTAATGCCTTTATCTGATTGAAGGTAGCAAAGATAGGATATTTGAATCTTTCTTCGTCCATCATGCAGAGGAACAGGAAGAATGAGTTCATTCCATTATATTCACGCCCTCCAAGGTTCACAGGGTTCCCACCATAAGATGTAGTAAACCAACCCATCTTCCAATCTCCTGCCTTCATCTTTTGCATTCGTGAAATCATCATTTCAGCGAAATGCTCTAAAACGTTGTCTGTCTTCATTGCTCTTACTTTTTATATGCAGTTATTATAACTTCTTACCATACATTCTTGCTACCTCATCGTAGATATATGCTCCGCTTGTATGAGGACTGCCAAACAATCCAAGAATACGGTTATCTACAGTGATGCTGTTTGTCTTGACGACAACTCCGTTTTTGATGTGGTCGCAATAAACTTCATTGCCGATATGGTAAAGCTCCATCTTGCGATTATAGCAATCTGTTCCAATGTACTCCTTACTCATGGCGACCTCCTTTCTTTTGAAGTTGCACCCATGCGTAATACATTTTGTTGAAGTTAGATAACTTCTGAAGGATTTCATCCTTGCTTGAAAAAGCACATATCATTTCTGAATAAAAAATACCATTATTATAAAGCATGGTAATATCCAAGTATCTTTTGTTAAAGGATACAGATATGGTGTCGTTATGTATTCTGCTAACCTTTACCAATACAGCATTAACTGCTTTCTTAAAGTGAATGTTTATTCTGTCTAACATTTCATTGCTCTTATTGTGACTAGTTGGTTGGACCAGTCGTTACCTTTTTATTTACTTAATATCTAAAAATTTAGAAACCTTACTAACAATACCTTTTGCTGTTGAACATGTTGAAGCGGTTTCAACTGCCACACTCTTGCCATCCTCCCAATAGGTAATCTGGATTCTCAACTTTTTACCATGGAAGTAGTTAGTTACATGCGCTTTAAGATTGCCATTACGAATGTCACCTTCGAAATAGTTATAAGCTCCATCAAAATCACTTGTAACTGCTGCTACAACCTCAGCTTTGTTTGATACGTTTATTGTCTGTTTCATTGCTCTTATCTTTTAATTGTTATTATTTATTTTTGATAGTGCAAAGGTAGTCATTTTTTTGCATTTGACCAAATTTTAACCGCATTATTTTTCTTGCTTAACTTTATATAACTTATTGATTATTAGTGTGTTAAATAAAGTCTATTTTCCTCTATGTAGGGATTTTTCTGAAAAATGATATAAGGATATGGGGAAGAAAATAGAACAGCTTAGAAAGGCTTAGATGCGATTTTTGCCGTTTCGTTAACTTAACTAATGTTACCGAAAATTACAGGAAGCTAATTTGACAAGAAAAGCGCAAAAACTGCTTTTAACATGGTGTTACAGAGTGTTAATTAGGCGGTTTGTCACCTTTTCTTGTTAGCAACTTCCTTAATTCTCGCACCTCATTCCTCAAATCAGCGTTTTCTTTTCTGAGTTGCGAAATGAGGTGATTATATGATAGTTCTGTTGTCTTATCCATATCACTTGAACTTGATGATGAAAAATTCATGATCCAACCACTTGCCTGGGCAAAGACCTTTCTTCGGCTTACCGATGGTGATACTCTCAATCTCCTTTTCTACCTTTGGGCTATCGTCATAGTAGCCGTTTTTGAAGAGAACGTGGGTGAATGGTACGAACTTCATTGTACCATTATTCAGTTTCTCCTTGATAGTATTGATGTCTATAAGCATTTCAAATGTCTTACCGATATGAAGCTTATCGTACTTATCGAAATCTTTGAATTTCTCATCCTTGATAAGGAGAAGGCGACTCATCCAAAAATCTTTAATTACCCGATACTCTTCATTCTTTTCGCCCGACACTATCATATCGAACCATTCCTTGCTGACTGCGAGGGTAAGAACCTTCTTCTTTGCACTATCCATTATCTTTATCTGTCTGTCCATACACTATTACTTTAACCATTTGCAATTTTTCTTTTCCCATTCATCAAAAGAAAGAGTTTCATTTACCTTGCCTAATAATCTCATGTGTTGATAGTAGCTATTGTAAGCATCAATCTTCGCTTTATATATTACTCCAAATGTTCCCTTCATATCTTCTATCTTTTTTAAGTCTCATATCTTAATTAATTTTCCCCTCAGTTGATATTACTAAGAAATCGTTACCAATTTCTTTTCTTCTATTCAACTCTTTGCAAAGTACAGATGTATCAGCAAGATTGATATGCTGATTTACATACTTCTCCTTATCTGTGAAGGTAAGAAGAGTTTCATCGGGGTTATTTACTTCCTCTATATTCTCCACACTTTCCGAAAGAGATTTGATTTCTCCATGGACAAAATCATACACATTTTTATCGATAACTTTCTGTCTTGTCAGAGTTTCGACTGCTGTTTGAATCTTGGAGATTGATTTCTGCATTTCTTGTTTCATAATCATATTTTGTTTATTTTAGATGAACAATAATGTTTTTGGCTTAAACTCGATAATGCTATTACTATTTTAGTTCATCAAAATCTAGCCACTCTATCTTATCGTAGCACTCGTACAGAACTTCAATACGCTGTGTTCCGTCTCCTCTTGTGACAATCCATACATCATCACTCATTGCTCCGTAGTGAAGAGCCGTAGGATTTACGCCACCGCCACTATATCGGAACATTACCCACTTCTTTAATGGTGGCTTCTCTTCCTTTAGGTCGTGCCATAATGATGCAGCATTCACGTAAGGAACGTTTTCTGTGTTACAATCAGTAACACCAATCTTTTCTGTACTGAACGTTACCCCGTTCAGCTCATTGTAATCTACCTCATCTTCATTGCTACAGATATTGAGATAAATCTTCTTAGGTAAATTCTTTATTTTCATATCCCTTAAACTTAATTTATGAATATTTACCAATTCCAAATGTCAGCGTATCTTTCATCTGGTGGTGTTTTAATCTTTGGAAATATAGGAGTATTGCTGATAACACGATGGTCGCAACTTCCTGTACTTCCACTAGTAAGTGGCTCTCCGTTACAGACTAATCTATATTTACATTCATCACATTGTATGTAATTCATATCACTTGAATTTAATGATAAAAAACTCGGTATCAAGCCACTTGTCGGGACATAGACCTTTTTTAGGCTTGCCGATACTAATGCTCTCTATCTCCTTCTCAATTCGTGGACTATCCTTTCGGTAGCCGTTGATGAAGAGGACGCGAGTATATTGTTTTAACACAATTCTCTGTGTGTCAATATATTTTTTAAGTAAATCCGTTCGCCCTGCTAAACCCAAGGCAAGATGTCGCACATCAACAATATTGCTGTTATTGTGAAATAATCGTGCTACCCAATACGGCTTTATCTCCCGATACTCTTCATTCTTTTTTCCTTCAGCAATCATGTCGAACCATTGCTTGCTGACGGTGAGGGTCAATACTTTCTTTACCATCCTTACACCTCCTCCCAGTCTGTTGCGAGAATATCCTCAGAATCTTTGAAAACACAAGGAAAGAATTTTTCATCGCATACAGCTATGATAGTCTTATAGACAATATAGATATAAGCTCCACATTCTTCCCAAATTACCCTTCTCACTTTCTTTCCTTCCTTCATTCTTCTCAGAGCCTCCGAGAAGTCAAATATTTCCTTCTTCATCGTTTTTCTTCTTTTTACTTGTTAAACTTATCGCCTTGATGATGCGGTGGTCTCCTGCGTTCTTTCCTATACTTTTCATTCCGCAATAGTAACCCCATCGCCAAAGCCAATACTTGCTACCATAAAATCTTTTATAGTAGTTCATTATCTTCTTTGCTGTTCTTATCTTCATACGCTACTTCTTTTTATTACAAGGACAGCTCTCTGCGTGAATAACACAAACTCCGTGTTTCGTGTCCACAAGCAGATAGTCATGCCCTTTCTTGGTGAATATTTTTATATTAAACTCTTCTTTTTTGTGTGGAGTTCCTAAGCTGAAAGAAATCCTAAAACCAATTGCCCCTATAATGAAAATTAAAACGAGCCATACGACTGATTTGAAGAAATTAAAAAACTTTTCTTTCATACATTATTCTCCTCATCGAATTTGTTGCCAACAAATATGAATTTACCTAATGAAAGATAATAACCTAACGGTTTTTCATAAATCTTTCCATTAGCATGTGTGAGGTAATACGCACTTAACTCTTCCGACCATACAATTTCTGATGGAATAAAAGGATAATTCTTGATAACATCATGTTCGTACAATTCATTGCCCTCACAATCTTTCAGTCCTGTGAACTGGCAGACTGTTGAAGGGTCAATTTGAGTCC